CAAGGCTTCACCCCTATTCCGTAATGCTCAGACATCCTTTGCTGGAATTCCTTACCGTCTTTCGTTCCCCAACTACCAGCCAACTTACGACCGGAAGTATTCTCCTCGTGAATCTTAAACTCTCCCTGTTCCTTTGGAACCTGTGTATGAACAACAGTTCCATTCTTGCCCTGATAGAAATTATGATGATGTGTTTCCGATTCCCTCGCTCCTTCCTTCATATACTGAAACGTTCCGGCTTCTTTGTGTCGGCCAGATCCTGGACCACCGGAGTAAACAGAAATTGTCGTCTGCAAATTCATTTCTTATCTCCCAGACCGACCCACGTCTCGAATCACCGGACCACTCTCCCGCCATATCGCACAATCCTTTATCGCTTCATAAGCATGCAAGCCGTGCCTGTTGTTACAATCATCGCACAAAATCATCCAGCGAGATTTCACCATTCTTCCATCCGGCCGTTCCCAAGTCCCTTCTGGCATCCCTGGACCAAAGCTATAAAAATGTTGTGGTCGCTTTTTCGGATGCCCACAATGCAAAATCATTTCCCCATTCCTCGGCTGCTCTTTTGTAAATGGTCTCGTGTCTTCACGCAATTGTCAGCTCAGCTCCCCTCCGGACTTCATCGTCTTTGGATCAACAGGATTCAAGCGGGGCTGCTCCGCTATCTTCTTCGGTACGCTCGTTCTCTCGTGATCCCCGAACATGGACCAGCAACCGAGAGCTATATCTTGTATTCCTTTGGCAGTCGTAGGACCGGGCTTTTTCAGATCAACCAACTTTTTTGGCTCTCCCATGATCCTCTCCTTTACAACGACGGATTTGTTTTCTGGTTCGCGAACCAGAAGGCCCCGATTCCACCAGCGGCAGTCACCGAAGGCGTCGGTCTGGTCCCTGCGGTTTCCTGCGCCTTCGTTACCGTATAGCCAACCGAGTCAAGGTTCTGCAACAATCCCAACCCGACCCTGGCAATTTCTTGCTCCCTGATCAACGGCGCAACATGAAAGCTCATCTTGATTCTCCTTTGTTAAATTCCAGCTCCACCTGGACCACCGGTACCTCCGGCACCAGCAGCCCCCTGACCGTGACTACTAGGTCTCCGATCTCCCATCCTCAGTATATCCGCATCCTTGACAACCCTTGGCTTTGGATGTTTCAAAAATCTCGCTCTCGTTCTATTACCAAGCTCTTCATCCTGAAAAATATCAGCAGCAGCTAACTTCTTTACTCTTGCTCCTCCCGAGGCTCCCGTCGCCGATGGCTTGATCCCTTTGTAGGCGGGCCACGCCGCAGCATCTGCTTCAGCTTTTGTCGCCCAACGAGAAATAATCTCCCCTTCCGGTGATACCACAGCCCAACGACCGTGCCCGGCAACCCTTCCCGGCATTTGTTCGAAAATGGATTTTTTGTCTTCACGATAGGCCCCATCAATTTCTACTGGCTGGGGAAAGTCTAGCAAACTATGTAACTCCTTCCTTAGATCGTTCAGTCTTTTGTTCTTTTTGTCGAGCCAGTTCTTAATCCATTCGTCACTGGAACGAGAATCTGGAACCGTCGCTTGAGCCCCCGCAGCACTCGCACCAAGTGTTTGCAACTTGATTGTGTTCGACAGATTCATTTGTTTGTTTCCGGGGAAACCGGATTCTTCGTCGGTGCGTCTTGTATCACTTTCTTCACATCCGTTTCTCCCAACGCCCTCCAGTTCTTTGGTTCCTCTGCCGCCCTTCTGATCGAAGGCGACGTTGACTGCGTCGTGTTTACCGGCTGTAGAATATCTTTGCTCATGCCCGTGCCACCTCTTCTTTCCCTTTCAACTTCTCGTACTCTGCCCGCACCATCAAACTAACCAACCCCGTAAATTTCACTTGAGGAACCCAAAAGAGTTCCTGTAACAACTCGGTATTGTCGGCCCTCATGTCAAAAATTTCCTGTGTCCTAACGAACCTTTCGTCAAGACAAGTATGCGCGTCAACAAAGTCTTTTGATAGACCCATTTCAATCCTGGCAGCCTCCAGAAAGTCAGCAACGGAATGCGATTCCCCCGTACCGACAACGTAATCCATCGGCACCTCACGCTGCAGCATCAAATGCATCGCCTTCACATATTCCCCAGCAAATCCCCAATCCCGTCTGGAGTTCAAATGGCCCATGTACAAATTATGTGACGAACCCGTCGCCCAAGCAGCCACATGCTTTGCGATCTTTCTGGTAACCATTTCATGTCCTCTGCGAGGACTTTCATGATTGAAAAGAATCCCACCCACCGCGAAAATTCCTTTGTCCCGGTACAGCGAAACCAACTTGTGAGCCGCAAACTTTGAAACTCCGTACGGAGAGGTCGGCCTCATCTGTGTCTCCACCGTACAAGCGCCTTCTTGATTTCCAAACATCTCCGAACTGGAGGCTTGATAGACTTTCGTATCCTTCTTCAAATACTCCACCACTTTTAGAATTCTCGCCAAGCCACCCGTATTCACATCGAAGGTCTCTTCCGGCATCTCCCACGACAGCGGTACATACACCTGCCCCGCCAGATTGTAGATCTCATCAGGCCACGACTTTCTTATCGCCGTTCTGATACTAAGTTCGTCACGCATATCGAGATAGACAAACTCCACGTTTCCCGTTTCCATAATTTTCTGTGCCCAAGTTGCCTTCTCGATCGTCTGCGCCGATCTAGGATCCCTCCTGATTCCACAGAACACCTTGTATCCCAACTCCAACAGATGCTCCGTCAGATAAGTTCCGTCCTGTCCGAGGCTACCGGTTACAAGTGCTGTCTTCATCCTTCTCTCCTTTTTACCATTGCGAGTGAAGCGAAACCGTAGTCGTTTACCAATCTGCAACTATCGTCCCAGTCCCAATCGTACTCACCAACCCCACCCAAAAATTCAAACCCATCACCGTGAGCTATATTCGACAACTCCAAGTACGTTGACTTGTTGAACATCTTCCCGGCCCTCAAATACGAATACTGATAGTGGTCCGTTTCGTCTTCAGCAAAGTCGGTCGTCATGAAAACCAAGCCACCCGGCCGAACCGTACTCAGTAAATCCCGAAAAGCCTTTTGATACTCTCCAATGTGCTCCAACGTCGATATACAAAAGGCCGCGTCCATCCCCCGATCCGCGTCAGTAAAACTACCCATTCCTTTATTCCGAAACTCATAAACGCCAGCCTTCCCATTCTTCTTCATTCGAACCCGACGCATCTGCTCTACCGTGTACTCGTATAAATCTCCAAACTGCCAGATCTCATACATCAAAACTGTATGGCCAAGCCAAGAGAGAATCGGAGACAGAAAACTGCCAGCGCAGCCAACGTCAGTTACGTGTAGTCCTACGACATCACCGTACACAGCTTTCAAAACCTTTTGCGCCAATGTATACTCCCAAACTCTGTGCTTATGTTGAGGAGGATACCACATTTGAATCTGACGTTGCACTTCTAACAAGATTTCGCCTTCGTCTTTCAACTCTGTGTAATCAGCTTCATGCATCGTTCGCGACAAAATCACTTCGGTACTCCAACGAAATCTTTATTTTCTATACTGTGATCAGCGACCGTAATTACCTTGTAGCCAAGACCTCGTACAAAGTCATTCAGATCCTCTACTCCATAACCATTCGAGCGCGCCGGTCTCATATTGAACTCATAGCAAAGTACCGGACGATACGATTCTATCGTTTTCCTAGCTCCTTCAAGAACTCTTAGATCACAGCCTTCTGCATCCACTTTAATAAGAGCCACATCTTCAAAAGCAAAAGAATCCAAGGCCTTTGCTCTAAACTCGTAAACATCTTTTCCAGGCTCTAACCAAAGCCAACCCGAACAATCTCTCGATGCATAATCCAGTTTCCCATTCGCCAACTTCTCATAGGCACAATCTGGACTAACTTTCAAATCAATCTCTTTGTCATAGAGCGCCACGTTATACGTCGTTACTAAATTGGTCACTCCGTTTTCTTTCACATTCATTCTCAAAAGCTCAAACACTTCCGGACTTGCTTCAAAAGCCTTTACCTTAACACCTCTTAATGCCAGACGAATGGTAAACGTACCGATATGCGCCCCCACATCAACCATTATCTGACCTGAAGTCAAAGTGTCCATCCAAGGAAGCAAATACGAATCCAGAATCTCTCCGGACGCCGTCTTCGCACCTAACCAATCCCCATCCCAAAAATGATACTTTCCGTGACTGCCACTGCCTTCTAGAATGTTCATCTTCAGCGCACTCTTGTAATCACAAAGCGCACATAATCATTTCCATCCGTCTGTCCCGCCGTCGAACTGTGAGCCCGAATTACGTCTCCAGAAGAAAGTCCCAAAGTGATTGAACAACTGTGCAGCTGACCAGCACTCATAGAAAATGCGCAAAGACGATTCGCCACCGTTAGACTATTCGTTGTTGTTGCCCCACTTGAGTTCAGAGAAATGATAGACGTATCACCATTCGCCGAATAATTCGTATAGCTAATCGCGTAGATTCCGTTCGTGTTGATTGTAAATGAATCGCCGTTTGTAGCACTTTGCGTTAGAGTAATATCGCTACCAACGTTTACATCCACATTCGAAAATCTTCTGGCATAGAGACCCGTTGAACCGAAACCATTTCCAGTATCCATGCTAACTTCTGATGTTGCTAACGTCGGAGGAGCCGAGGTCTGTGACCACACCAATCCGGCGAACATCAACAGCAATCCAAGCAAAACCACGTACGACTTTTTCATACTACTTCTCCTTTTGTCTCTACTTTACAAACTTCTCTGACCAATTCCCTATACTGTGCGCCAGTCTTCGACCAACCCAACCCTTCCAACAGCCTCTTTGGCTTCTTCGCTTTCTCAGGCGAAGACAATATCTCTTCTACCGCTAAGTATACATCTTCTTCCCTCAAACAGACATACAACTCATCTCCATAAGGCAACAACGTACGAAATTTCTTGTGTGTGGAAATGATCGTCGGTCTCCTTGCCGCTAAGCCTAACCGAACCGATCCCGATTGTCCCAACTGATCTTCAGGACTGTATGAATTGAACCAAAAGATATTCAATGTACATTCCGCTAGCATCCGCACCACTTCCTGCACCGTATACCAATCCTTATGCATGTCAACAAGTGATCCAAGGTGACCAGCTATCCCTTTCAAGAAATCGTCCGTACCCATCTGATCCGACTGTGAAGAGATGATTCGACAACGAGCATTGAACTTCTTTGCCACCTCCGCAACCACGTCAAATCTCTTCCAAGGAAATGCAAACCCAGCCGTTCCGATCCACCTGTCTTCATAAGGAGCCGGAAGATCTTCTATCTCCGGTATCCCATGCTGAATACATCGAAAGTTTGGTTGCTGGCCAACAAACGTCATCTCTTCGTGAGCCACCACCATATCCACCACCAACAGCATATTACCTTCTTCGATCACCGGAGGCTCCCGAAAGGAGTTCTGTAAAATCAGAATTGTCTTCTTTCCGCACTCCTTCAACCACCTCATATCTTGTTCTGTCACCGTAACCCGAGACGGATGCCAGTTCACGATAACCACATCCACATCATCTATATTCGTCTGCCGGACCTGACTCAATAAAGGAGCTAGTCCCATGACAACAAATTCTTTTTCCAGCTCCGTAACCAGGTCTCTAGCATACTGAGCATTTCCGCAGCGAAGATCCCAATTTGATATCAGCCCGACTTTCAAACCGCACACCCTTCACCCTGCAATCCTAAATCTAGAACCGCCGGTCCGAATGTTCCGATGTTTCCGTGTACCTGAGTCCGATCCAACTTTCCGATCTCCTCTTCGAAAAGTCTGATCAGTCGCTGGCGGTGAAAGAACAACCGACTCCGCGAGATAGTAGGTAGCTCCAGGACCATCATCTTCTCGTCGTCGTCGCCACCCAATTGCCAAAATTTTTCGAAATCGTCCTCTTGAATCCCGACAGAGTAGCGTTCCGGATGGTTCCACACGTCTGATCCCGGAAATGGTTGAAACAAGCTCAATGTTACCGCGCTTGGTCTTACCCTTAATATCCATTCCTCTAACTCCTGAATCGATTCTTCGGTCTCGCCGGGAAAACCGATCATGAGGAAAGCTCTTGCAAACATCCCCGCATCCTGACACATCTTTACACCGATTTCATTTGCCTCCGGTGTCGTACCCTTGTTCATCGCCTTCAGCATTCTCCTACTTCCGTGCTCGATTCCGAAACCAAGTTCCGTACAACCACGGTCCGCCATGTACCGGAAGAGGTCTGGATTTCTAAGGTTGACTCTCGTACAAGCCCGCCAACGCATTCCATAGGAATGCAAAACATCGGATATCTGCCTACATCTTTCTTCTCGGATGGTAAAGGTATCGTCCTGAATTCTGATGGCCTGTACGCCCAGCGCTGACAAAGTGGCAACTTCCTTCTCGATCTGGCCAATGGTCTCTTCACGTAGTTTAGTCCTCGCATCCGCACAGAATGTACAACCATACGGACAACCCCTCGCCGTATACAACGAGGCGGTCATCAGATTACTCGCATCCAGTTCCTTCCCTTTTGCAGACGTCGAACTCAAGGCTCCTTTTTCAAATCCAGCTTCCCATAAGTCGAAAGCCGGTCCAGCGATTCTGGTGACATCAGGTAAAGGTCCCGTAGGTATTTTATGCGTTCCGAAATCGTCCCACCAAACGAGACCAGGTATGAAGCTTGTCTTTGGACTATCACCTCGTCCACAAACGGACACGAACTCCACAAACGATTCTTCACATTCTCCATACATGACAAAGTCGAAGGGTTCGAAATACTTCCGTTGCTTGAAACGTTCGTGGGGACCTTCCATGATATGAGTAACATGCGTACCGCCCAACACTTTAATTTTTGCAGGCCACGCCGCAGCCAATTCCTGTCCCCACTTGACGTTGGCAGTAGTTGCAGAAAGGCCCAGTACATCACACGGCTCGAGAAGTTCTTTTCTGATTCCAAGATTTTTCCCATCCCACGTCGTCACCCGATGACAATCTAAAACCTTCACATCGTGACCTGCCGCCCTCAATGAACCAGCCAGATATAGAATCCCAAGATGACAATGCAATCGAGGATTGAAAAGTCGCCAGCTCGGACTATCCAACAGCAAAACTTTTGTCAACTTTTGTCTCCATTCTCATTGCCTGTCTCCCCAATTTGTAACCAAGGCCACCTTTCACACAACAACCCCAACTTTCATTTCCGCTTCCACCAACATGTGAACCACGTTTACAAACTTGTACCGAGCTTTCCAACCAAGGGTCTTCTCAGCTTTCAACGGCACCGCCTGCATACAATTTCTCTCTTGTGTTTTTCTCTCCGCCTTCTCATAAGTCACGTACTTGTCGAAATCTTTCTTCACATCCGGACAACCGGCAACCGATAAAGCCTCCATCACAAATTCCAAACAAGTATGTGACTCTCCAGTCCCGATTACAAAATCCATTGGTTCCTCTTGTTGAAGCATCATCCAAGCCACTTCAACATATTCCGGAGCCCATCCCCAATCCCTTCTGGCATCAAGATTACCAAGCTTCATCGGCTCCCACTTTCCGGACTCCAACTGTTCCTTCCTTATCCGCGCCGCTTCGCTCGCAACCTTCATCGAGAAAAAGAACTTGTCCCGCCTCGGAGACTCGGCATTAAAAAATATTCCAGTACAGGCAAACAACCCATACCGCTCTCTGTAGATTCGAACCAAATCCATTGCCATCATTTTTGACAGCCCGTATGGATTCTCTGGCAATTTATTTGTATCTTCAGACTGCATCACCGAAGCCTTTTCAAACACTTCAGCAGAACCAGCCTGAAAGAACTTTGCTTGTGGAGCTGAAAGCCTCAACTGACCAAGAAGCTTCTGTACTGCCAAACCATTCACCGTCAAATATTTCCCCGGCAGATGCCATGAATCCGGTGCATAGTTTAATCCGACCATATTGTAAATCTCATCCGGCTGCTCTTCACGGAAAAGATTCATCAACAAAAGAGGACTAAGCTCTTCGAAGTCGAAATCACGACCGGTCGGCCGAGCCACTTCGTACTGTTTCGATTTCAAAAACTCGACCAGGTACTGACCCATCTGTCCGCTTGCCCCGAAGACAATTGCTTTCTTCATACTAATCTCTCCTCGAAATAGCAAAAGTCTTTGACACAACTCTCTTCATCCACTCCTTCCAATCCTCCTCTAACTCCTTTCCTAACGAGGGCAGCTGAACAAATTTGTTCTCTTCCATCAACTCAGGCTCAGGCTCTTGTCTGTTCCCGACAAACCGCATGATGACTTTTCTACTCATGCCCGTATCGCATCCAATTCTTCGGCCAAATCCCTGGCAGTCGGAATCAAACCCATTGAATCTTCACCCATACAACTAATCACCTTCGGATAGGGCAACGGAATGATAAACTTCCCTCCGCATGTCATCCAAAACTTTTCCCGCTCCCTTATCGATTTCCAAAAATGATACGGACACAAAAGAAAATACTCCGCATACATCCGCGCTTGTTCCTCTGGAATGATTGGTATATCCAAACCAGCCATTCTCTTCCCGTACTTTCTCGGATCTCTTTCCGCGGCGGCGATCAGATAATCCGATGCCCGTTCCTCTTTGAACAGAGACTGAAGCAACGTCATTCCTCTTGTCGAAGCGCCATAGGCGTATACCTTTTTACCGGCCCGCTTCAATTCCTTTAGAAAACTAAGCAAGACTTTGGTCATCCCATCAACCCGCTCCGCGAAGTTCACTATCGACTGCTCTGAAAGCTGGGACGATTCTGTTGCCAACAACTCTTGCATCGAAGGCTCTTCCACCGCTAAAGCCTCGTTCTTATGCGCCGCATAGATTCTTATACTACCGCTGTTTACGTCGTTCAGACTCACATCGAATATTCCCAATCCGACTTTTTCAAGCATCGGTTTCAACGTTGACAACGAGTAGTAACACAAATGCTCGTGACTGATGTTATCGAAAGCCAGGTTCTTCACCATCAGCCCGAGATAGTTCATCTGCAAAATGAAGACACCACCTGGCGACAGACAAGCTTTTACGTCACGCAAAAAATCCAGTGGATGATCCAGATCGTAGAACATCGCGATCGCCGTAATGATCTTGTAGCGAACCCTCTTGGAAGTCGAGAGAGCCTCTACAGCATTGAAATACTTTGGCAAGATCTCGAAGTTCTCATCTTGTCTAACACGAAATCTACCCGCAGACTCCTCTGCCAAATCAACCGCAGGTTCAAAACCGACCTTGAATATACCCTTCGATGGATAATTCATAAGCAACTCTCCATCGTTTGAACCGATATCGCAGACCGCGTCTCCTGCCACCAGATGTGCCCGATTGATTGCCGAGTCAACCACATTCGCCAGCGCATCTCGCATCTGTTCGTTCACACTGGAACGATACCAGAATTTTCTATACAACGTATCCGCATCCACGGTGTGTTTTAGCTGTACCAATCCGCATCCTTCGCAATAAACCAATTGCAACGGTGCCTTACCCCTTCCAACTTCTCCTTCATCAAGAAAGTCAACGATCGCCTGAGGACCGAAGTTCAGCAAGATCTTTCCGGAGAACTCTTTACCACAAGCCCTACAAGATAATCTCTCCGTAACCTTTGCCATCATTCTTCTCCTATGCCATCTGAAAGTCTCTTGCGTATTCCGGTGTCAATTCCGTGCAATGTACGCCGACCTTCCCAGTATGCTGCACATAACTCTGCTTTGTTACCCAACGATCACCAGGACGTTCACAAAAGTGACAAAGATCCAACGTATCCCCATCCGGCGCACACCAAGCCCCCTGCTGCCACTTTACTCCCCATTCTCTCCACTCCTGCCTTGACAACGTCATGCCGTGGCCACAAATTGATCTCACCAATACATCTTCACCAGAATCATCCAACGTCTTGTGCACCCATTCGTAGGCGGATCTGTAGACGGACCAACTCTTTGCTTCTGGATGCCTTTTAATCAAGCCGTCCAGCTTCCACAACCACAACGGATTGAACAACGAGTCATCCCCCATCCACGTTACATAATCAACACCGAAGTCGTTGAACAACCACGTCGTACCGAATGCCAGTGTCTGTTCGGTACCGTCCAATCCAGCGTCAGACTTCAGGATGACGTTAAACTTTGTCCGCAGTCCATCGAGCATCTCGGCGTAGTCAATTTCATGCCCGTCTTTTGCCAGCAACAATAAACGAGTTTCCTGTTGCAACGATTCCGTTCTCGCCAACGACTGAAAAGCGTTCCATGCCAGTTTCTTTCTCTCTGTCGAATATAAATAGCTCGGCAACACGATGCCCAGTTTCATTTTATGCCCCCACTGTTGAGTATAGCTTCTCCGGTTCATCCTCCAATCCATACAACCGACTCAACTCAAGCACGTGCTTCGCTCTGGAATCGTTCAAGCTAACGATATGCTTACAAAGCCGCGCCAACTTGAACGCCTGTGTATCCGGCGTTTCGCGAACTTCATCTTCCGCTCTCCACAACAAAGCGTTTACCGCAGCCAAGGCATTTCTGTGTTCCGCAATTTGTATCTGTTTTTTATCGTGTCGAGCTTCGTCCCCACAACAATCCTCCAGCAAACCAGCCTGCCACGTACGAAGTACTTCATCCAAAGAAGCTTTCTCCGCTTCGAAGTGTGTCGAATCAACATTCTTTTTCTTTGCAGCATTGATCTTCAATTCCAGAATCGACAACCGATCCAGAATCTCACCTGGACTGGGATTGAGTAGTCGCACTTTCTTTTTCTCCTTCTGGCTTTATCTCCAACTTCCCTTCAAACTGAAATGAACTGTCGATCACATCTGCAAAATGTTTTGACAACACGCTCAACGCGTCGTCAATATCGTCTGCGTCAAATACCGCATCCGCTTTCAGCCTGAATCTCATCTTTCTTTTCCTCTTCTTTCTTCGGCTCCAACATACTGATCAACAAATTATGCAGATCCGGATGCAGGCCGTTGCACCAGATATCCGGACCCACATCCGTGACATACAACTTCTCGTGGTACTCCACCGGAACGTATTGACGGAAGATTTCCTGCATCACGAAAATTCTGTCAGCCCACTCGAACAGCATCTTCAAAGTCTCGGGCGAATTCTTCTCCCACGAACAGGCCAGGGCATCTTCGCCATACCGGTACTTCATCAGAAAGCCCAGCGCAACGCTTCTTGAATTGCCGCCCTGACACATGCAAAGGACCTTCATTCCAACCACCACTTGTTATCCACGTACCACTTCACCGCTTCCGTCACCCCTTTTAGCAAACCAACGTGCGGTATCCAACCAAGTTTGTTCATCTTATCGCAAACCAAAGCGTAGCGCCTGTCATGTCCCGGTCTAACGTTTCGGTCGTTGATAAGTCTTATACGACTCTCCCAAGAACCGTTATCAGAAACCTTTCCGTTCATCTTGATATCAAATGCCTGAATGATTCGCTTTGCCAGTTCCAGATTTTCCAACTCTTGTGAACCGGCAACATGGAAGACCTGCCCCGGTTCCACATCCGCTTCAAGAAGTTTCATTACCGCCGTACAATGATCCGTCACCCACAACCACTGCCTCCTGTGTTTCCCATCGCCATAGATCGGTAGCTTCTCACCCTTCAGCAATGCCTTGACAAACGTCGGAAACACTTTCTGAGAATGCTGATACGGTCCGTAGTTATTTTCCGTTCTCGTGATCGCCGTCCACATTCCGAACGTGTGGGTGTATGAGATTACCAAGGCATCCGCTCCGGCCTTTGCAGCTGCATAAGGATTCGTCGGATTTATTCTCGCGTCCTCCTTGTACGCTCCTTCCAGGATTGCCCCGTACACCTCGTCGGTCGAGATCTGAATGAACCGTTTGACTCCATTTCTTCTGGCATCTTCCAGAATTTTGTACGTGCCGACCACGTTCGACTCGATGAACGGCCACGGATCCCGAATCGAATGATCGACAAATGTCTTTGCCGCGAAGTTCACCACCGCATCGCAACCCTCCGACAACCCGGAGATATCATTCAACAGATCACCGTGTACGATCCGAAACCTGTTCAACGTGTCCGACATCGCGCCACGAGCCCTGTGAATAACCAATCTGTTTATGTTTCGCTGATCCGAATTCCTGACAAAGGCCACCACGGAATGATCGGTCTCCGCCAGTACCTCCTTTACAAAATGACTTCCGATGAAACCACTTGCTCCCGTTACGAGTATTTTCATATCGTCATCCTTTTTTATATCGCTGCAGACATCTTGACTTTTTGTACAGGTTTCTTTTGATACTCTTCCACCAACTTCCCTGCCGCCAACCAAGCCTCGATACTGGACCCAGCATCAATCCACTTTCCTTTCACCTTTGTCCATCCCAACACATGCTCGTTCGCATACAGATTGTTCACATCGGTAATTTCCAGTTCACCTCGAGCAGAAGGCAAACAACTTCTGATCTTTCCGAATACCGATGCGTCGTAGAAGTACACGCCGATGATCCCAAACTTACTCATCGGCAATTTGGGTTTTTCTGTTATGCAAAGAATTCTCTGCGTCGAAGCCTCGATCGTCGGCACCCCGTAGTTCTGTGGATCTAAAACTTCCGCCGCCAACACCATTGCCCCACCACTATACTTCTGCCGATACATCTTCACATAGGGTTGCAGCGAATCATCCAACATGATGTTATCGCCCAACACCACGCAACAATCATCTCTATTTACGAAATTCTCCGTCAGTGCCAGTGCCGCCGCAATCCCTCCTTCCCCTTCCTGATATGCATAATAGAGCGACTTGAATCCCCATTGGCTTCCGTTCTTGCAGAGCTTCACGATCTCTTCCGTTGACTGACCACCCACCACGATCATCACATCTTCTATCCCAGCCTCCGACAACATATCCAGCGGATAAAATATCATCGGCCGGTCATATACCGGAAGTAGATGTTTGTTTGTCACCAACGTCAATGGTCTGAGCCTCGTGCCCAAACCTCCGGCCAGTACAATTCCCTTCATGCTTTTTCTCCCTCTACTTCTTTATTGAACTGGCACCAACTCCACCGACAAATCCAACAGGCAGAGTTGTTGCCGGTATCAGTAATGCTTTTGGTTTGTTGAATACCAACTGGTACCAACCCTCTTGCATCACGAACTGTGTCGCCCATTGCCAGACTGCATGTCCGACCAGTGCCAACGAGAAGTTACTTATCAGCACCGTATGCGCAATCGGATTGTACACATAGGTCAATCCCGTTACCGCACACAACGACGTGAGCGAAGCAAAGAATATTTTTATAGCCTTCGCACTCTCTTCCGTCAGGATCGGAAACCAGGAAACCTTTTTCAGCATCTGCAACAAGTAGGAAAATACCGCACCCAACACGATCTGTGACGTGAAACCTTGTATGCTATCCACTGACCCTCCTCGATTCAACAAAATCCGCTTCTTCTTTTCGGACCGGGAGTAGTTGCCATCCGGCGTCTCTTCTTTCTATCTGCTTGTCTGTCGCCTCCCCTTCAGGAGAACAATGCCATTGACGACACATCTTTGGTCTGTCTTCATGGATCGAACACAATCCGTTTTCTTTCTGATAGACGCATCTCGATCCGTCTTTCCAGGAATCGAGAATCTCCACGCCTGGTCTGGTCGGATGGGGAACTGAGAAGTATCTGCCCTTCTCCAATTCTTCCAATTCCACTGCGTACCCTGCCCGTCTCTTGCAACACATGCCGTGACACAAATGCATTGCATCCAGGCAACTGCAATTGAATTGAACCGATGCAAAAGTACCGTTCCAAACAATCGCAATTAGACCCGATTTGTGCTGTTCCAAAACGGTCATGGTACTTTGGATCATAGACGTTACGATTGCTGTTTGTCAGCCCCTCAGAGCTATTTTATCACGTACCCGGAGCAGTCGTATTGCCCGGACCAACGGGCTTTCGCACATCGGACTTGTCTTTCGCCAAAGCATCAGCAGGAGACTTCTTTCCGCCCTCTTGCCAAATTGATGCGGTCGGCTCCTGTTTCTTCAACGGAGTCGGTACATCCTTCGGTGACTGACGATCTGCTTGAATTGATTTTACCTTTTTGCCCATCGCGTTTCTCCTTTTTTTTAACTACCTATCTCAACCTATCCCAAACCGGACCATTCCTCGAAAGAGCGTGCGTACCGTGAAACCTTCCTGAACCAATATAGCTGTCTAAAGACTTGGAACCAGGACCATCTCCTCGACCTCTTGCCATTCCCAATCCGTGTGGCCCAGACTCATGTGCCCAAGCCCCTGTCTGTTTATCCACCCACACGGAATGATTGATTACCCGACCGCGTTCTTCCTCCGTATCTTTCTCCCTTGTCTTTCCCGTATACTTATGAAGACCGTTATCCGTTCCCCTATGCTTGAAACCACTCGAAACCAAAACGTCGTGTGTCCTTCTCCCTCTTGCATCCCAACCCTTTGAGGCACCTTCGGAAGTTCCAACAGCTGCAATCCGATCTCCCTTCGCTGGCTTCCTCAGCGCATGCCAATGCTTCACCGCCAAGTGGGCAGCCGCAGCCCTCGGATGTCCAACCCGTTCTCCACAGAGCTTGCACCTGTGACCGCCGTCGGGATGATCTTCGAAGTTCTCTCTTACGGCAGCATGAATTTCCGTACCGGCCAGCAACGTCTTGATCCAACCGGCCTGTAATGCAACCGATTCGGAAGCAACGTGATCGAGAATTGTCAGCGGCATCAGAAACCTCCCCTCCCGCCGAACCTCGCCCCAGCTCTCGTTCCGTTTCCGGTACGAGTTCCGTTTGTCTGTCTGCCACCCACACCACCACCGCCTTGCTTCAACTGATCCCCCTGCTGCTTCAATTGCTGCTGCTTCAATTTATTCTGCATCACTGCCGGATCCTGGTTCTCCAGTGATTCGTTGCCAAGGAAGTCTCTCAGCTTCCCTGCACCACGACCCGTTCCGGCCGAGCTTCCCCAACTGCCGTCCTTCTTCACATGCACTGTCTTCCCCGTCTGTGGATGCTTGTAGTACTGATTCCCGTCCTTATCCTTATGCACTTTCTGGTATCCGGCCTGGCGCAACGCGGCATGATGATTCTGATCGTCACCCTGCTGCAAGGAATCGCGAACCAAGGCATGCCCAAGATCCTGCGACGACTTCCCTTGTGATCTCTGTGCACCAGGTCCGAACCTGGTCCACGAGCCGTCGGGCTTTACCATGATCATATCGCCGTCCGGTCCCTGAAAACTGGAACCGATTTTTCCACCACCCAAGTCTTCGTCCGATCCCTGGTACTCGTAGCCCAACTTCGTCAGCAACTTGATGTACGGCGCAGACGATACTTCCGCAGGCATCTGCTGTCCTTGTTGATTTGGATTCTGCGCCCCACCCGGACTGTTGTCCAGATCGGACTGATCGTTTCTCATTGGCGGTTTCTGCATTGCCAATTGTGCCGCACCGAATAGATCCCTGATTACTGTGTGTGACATTTATTTCCCCTTTCCTCTCTTCATAGCCATTTCAAATTCCTCCAATCTAGTTCGATGTCTTGGTTCAAGTTTTTTACCTTCAAAGTGCCTTTCCAGAATTTGCAACAGCAGCATGGAATTATTATCTACAAAACGAAATGGAACTTGCGGATAGTCTTTTCTAAACAGCTCCAGCTTTTTCCTATCTGAGTCACGAAACCAACCTTTTACTTCCACAAACTCCATCGCTCTTCCAAACAACCACTTTAGTTCTTCTGGAATGAAAATTAGAAAATCAGGCGTATACACATGCCCGTCTGACAACAAAAATCTTTTTGGTTCATAAAACCATTCCATCCCTACCGAATCCAACATTACAGCAAACGTCCGCTCATAGCTCGAGCGCAGATAAACCTTCGAACCGTCTTTTCTTGTGTAGCGAATACCTGGCCACTTAACCGGACTAGTCTTGATCAATCCTTCAGCATACCTTCTTCTAAACGTTTGCCCACTACGTTTTGACGAATCTTTATCTCGTGGACAGCTCAATCCTTTATTCCACGCTTTTCTAGTTGGACCGTCTCTCAATGTCTTTCTCATTTTACTAGCATTCAAAGCAACAGACTTGCTTGTCTTTTCCGTCAAACCCTTATTCCAGGCAGGCTTACCTCTCACCCCAGACCCAAGCTTCTTATAAACCTCAGGCCGTCTCATAGCTTTACGAGTAGCTATCGAGATTCTTTTCTTGTCTGCTTTAGACCTTTTACTTCCTTTTCTCACTTCTTATCTCCACCTGGAGTATAACCCTTGTTATCCATCCAATTCGCTAACGCATACGGATTATCAACCTCCGGATGCTTCTTAAGCTCTTTGACTGTATCCTCCCATTCTGGTGGAACTGATGCCTTGATTAATGTTGCCGCCGTAACCCGTCCCATCGTCCTGTCTTTTTGATATTCCGAAATGATTTTCTTTACGTTCAACGTCTTCAGCTTCTTTCCTTCCGCATAGGTTCCCATTCTGTTTGCCAACCGTGTTTCCTGTCTCGACGAACCCTGAGCAACCAGCTTTGCACCCGATGCCGGTGCCGTATGTTCCGGAGCCGGACCGCCACCACCCAATGCCTGCATCGATTCCGCCGCCAGCTCCCCAACCCACGCCATGATATGTGTCTCGCCTCTCAGAGCCGCAGCCTTGAATCTGTGCTTCCCGTCGATCACGATGACCTGAGGAACGAAACCGTGGAAGGATTTTCCGACTTGGTTCCGATTGTAGTCGACCACGATTGGTTTCGCTTCCATCGCATGGATCTTTTTCAAGACAAGATTATCTCCCTTCGGTTCGCAAGGCATTGCCGCCGCGTTCAAAGGCAGACGCATCAGCCGGAACTTCTTTGACGGAAGCCATTTTCTCGCCCAGGTCTCAGGAGTATGATACAAGAACGGCTGTTCTCTTTCTTCTGCTTCAGCAAAAATATCCACAGCCAGCTCTAGTGCATTCTTGATCTCTTTCGGAATCCGTTTCGTATATCCATCTTCCCGCAACCTGGCAAAAGTATTTGCTTCCGCTAGCTTCATGTTATCCACCTCTCACTTGAATTCCTGCCGCACTCCAAACCGTTTGCATTCCACCCGCCTGTGCCAACAACCTTACTTCCTCTGTTGGCGTTACCGGAAACCTTCCTGTTAGTTGGAAGTGTGGTTCATCCTTCCAACTGATCCCGGACGTCAAGCCGAGTGCCTTCCCCTTCTCGATCATCTCTTTCCATACCGGATGTTCTTCGTTCCAATCTGGATGCATCGCCGAATCAAAAGGTACCGCGTCCACCGCCATCCCAAACGGATGCCAGGAGTAACCGGGCTTGGCATTTGTTACCGTTCTGATATTCTGTGATGCCAGTATCAGCGCCCAGCCGACTTTCAATCTAAGCGCATTTACCTGATCCACAGGATAGCGGCCCTGCATAAACAAAGCTTCCTGCTCCATATCCGATCTGACACCCTGGGTGATCCCGATCGGTTCCGACATTTGACTTTCCAACGTATACATCAATTCCGCCAACGTTGGTTCCACCAGTGCCAATCTTTGTTTGCTAATCGGTCCGAACATTTTTTATCTTCGTCCCCACGTCTCTACGACCACCAACCAACCCAACAAAAACAGTTCCACTGCCATTGCCCCCAACATCAGAAACCGATACTGCTTGTCCATCCACTGCTTCAGCGACTCCATGCTAGTCTCCCATGTCTATGATCTTTGTTTCTCCGGTCTTCTGAAACTTTACCAAGACTGCCAACCGACCATTCTTTCTTTTTACTTTCTCGATCGAGAAAGGACCGGACGACAAAGCAAGCTCCGTTACCTTCAACATCTCTTCGTGTGTCAACTGCCTACGAGCTTCCTGTATCGTCATGCTTGTCTCCAAGATTCACAACGAAGCACTCTTCCAATTGTTCCGCTAGTAACACCAAAGCGAACGCCCAAAGCTCTTTGAGTAAGATTAGCCTCTATACGAAACTTTTTTATCTCATTCACTTTCTTCCAAGTCAATTTTGAACAACCATTTCTTTCTCCGGACGTGCCTAAACCAAGCTTAATAGCATGACGAATATTCTTAACATGTGTCTTATACTCAAGATTGTCTATCCTACAATTCGATTTCACAGTATCTTTATGATTCACTTCTTTTCCAGGAGGACATGGACCTCGAAATGCTAACATCACTAATCTGTGAACCAAAAATCCTCTTTTCACACCATTAATACAAACGACTATATGCAAGTAACCATTCTTCAATGGCCACTGACTTAAAATCTTACCAACTTGTGCTCCCATTCCTGGCAATCTTCTACGAATCCTACCTAACGAAGACGCCTCGTAAAAACCATCAAGAATCTCCCGCCATTCTTCTTTCATAGCCGCCTCTGTTTTAATCCAAAGCTAATCCCATATCTATGCATCAAAAATCCTGAAGCGACACCCATATTGTTGAACTCCACCTGCCTGTGCTTCACGATTGCATCGTACTGACCCAACTCCCTTTCGATTACCTTCACCTTCAGCTCACCCATGTTCCTGTGCAACTCGATCGACACACCCTTGTCCGGCGAAGCCTGATGGATCCAAAACGAATTTCGTTCCTTCGGATTGTTCATCGTCCGCTGTATAAAGTCTCCCTGATCGGTATGGAACTGACCCTTGAAAGAACTGGGCTTACCGATCCACGTCATCCCGGACTTCTCGTATTCCTTTGGTTGCTTGAGAATCGTGATCTTGTGACCTTCCGGTGTCGTGAACGACTTCTTCACGCTTCCCTTCCAAGCGGGCTTTACCGGAATCGCCAGCTTACCGCCGCGACGAACAAGTCCGGGTGCCATCTTGTCCCTTCGATCATAGCGACGAAGAGTCTGCAAACCCTTTCTAAGTATCTTCAAATTCTCGCGTCTGTTCTTCGAAATGTAACCAGGCCGACCGCGCTTGATCTTCAGCTGGAGTCTTATCTGCTGTATCTGTTTCTTCAACCCTTCTCTTCTGACTTCCCGTGCAGAGGGCGGACGACCGCAATTTGGTCCCTGACATCCCGATCCAGGACCGCCAGCGTACAATTCCGTTAGTACCAACAGCGTTGCCATCTACGACTGCGACCTTGCTTTCACAACCACAGGGATCGTAAATTGTCCCTGCACTCCAGACTGCGTCGCGATCAGCACTAGCGTGTAACCACCACCCAGCTTCGCGGTAAACGATGCCGGTATAATTCCCTGATACGTCGCATCCGTTCCAGGCACATAAGTCATCGGAATCGCGTTGAAAATCGGATCAGCAACTCCTCTTGAATCGTACAACGTTGCCGTCACCGTAGCGGCGATCAGAAATGTCCCCGAAACTTTGTCTTGCAATTCGGTTATCTGTATCACTTGCGTGTTGTTCGGATACAGATTAATTACCGTTGGTAGCATTTAGACACTTCCTACACAGAATCCAAACTTGTTATCTGTACTTCACCCGAGGACGTCAACTCACCGAACGTCGCTTTTGGACAAAGACTTACAGATTGTAACTGAACTTCTCCGGACGATTCTACAGATTGTAACTGAACTTCTCCGGACGATTCTATTTCACGGAAATCTACTTCTGATAAGGCTGGAGAAACCATACCGCCGGCCCATGAAGAAATGGCATTGTTGTTGCGTGTTCCTAGAAAATAATGGAAAGTCCCAAACCCGATTTTTCCACTGGCGTATGTATTATCTACAACTGTTAGTTTTTGCACACCATTGATGTAAAAGGAAATCACATTTCCAACTGCCGCTATCCGAAGTACATCTCCCAGCTGACAAGGAAACTCGCCCGTGGCTAGGCGTGCCGAAGGATTTGCAGGGCCAGAATTGTCCTGCCGGTCAATAAACACTAGAGCCGTCCCCGTCTGTGCGAATGGCTCTACAATCGCTTTATATCCACTTTGATAGTCTACTGTTTGCGCCCGAACGATCGGACCATGATACGTTACCTGGTCAGCCGCCAGATAAGTAAATTCGGAATATTGGTCATTTGTGAAATTCTCTGGACCTAACCACAAACTCTGCGAAAATCGACCATCTTCCAAATTCGTCACCGCCCCAGACCGTAACTGAGCCAATCCATTTTTCTTAAATGGAGGACCATCTCCAGCAACGTCATCTGTGGACGACCACAATCCTCCGTTGCTAAGAGGACTTTCATCTGGTCTTTGAAAATTATCAGACGCTAATTGTGTAAAGACTAAAGGCATCTCACGTCGATCCTTGTCCTACTTTTAGATCCTGTGCCTGTATCTCACCCAGTACACTCAACGAACTAAGAACTATCTTGCCCGGCGAAAAGACCATTAACGTAATTACCGCATCTAGCCAGGCAGCCGTTTCCTGATCCGACAGTGCCAAGGCCAAAGCATACTGCAACGATATGTTCAACTGGTCTGACAGTACTAGTGATTCCGTACCGACCAACATCCCCCACATCGTTGTCAACTGTTCCTGAAAAACAACTACGTCGTTTACTTGCAAGCCGAATGTCAATAGCGCTTGCAGAGCATCCAACTGCGTTGGTGTCGCATCCGCAATCAGTAGCAGCATCGATTCCAGGAACGACGCCTGATCCGCCATCGACCCCTGATCTTTTACCAAGCAACCGTAACCGGCACCCAACGATTCCGAAAAAGACATCTGATCCGTCAGAATCAAAGTAATTGCTGGCTGACCAGACTGGAATATCTCGAGCCAGTTGTTCAGTGAATCGGAAATGAACATCCCGTATCCGATTCCAACCTGCTCGACGAATACCATCTGATCTCCCGGCGCCCATCCCGGGAAGAATACCATCGCATCCGACATTGTCAACTGATCGGTGAAGAGCAACCCATAACCGATCTTCAAAGAATCGGAGAACGTAATTGTGTCTACCAACAATTCGTTCTGTCCGAGAACCACCTTCGCCGAATCCGTCAAGGACAAAACATCCGAAATCAGATCTCCGTAACCAACTCCAGATGAATCGGAGAATGTCAATTGATCTACATTTCCTTCTCCGTAACCAATTCCCAACGCATCCGACATTGTCAGCGTGTCGGATAGGAACAACGAGATCAAAGCCCCCAGCAACTGGAAGCTCATTGAATCGGCTAACGACATCTGATCGGTAAAGAGTAATCCGTAACCGATCTTCAAGGAATCCGACAACGACATCGTATCCGTTACCTGATCCCCATATCCAATTACAACTGAATCCGAGAATGACAACTGATCCGTTACCGCGTTGCCGTAACCAATTGCGATTGAATCCGAGAATGATAGCTGATCCGAGAACAGCTCGACGATCCCAAATACCAGAACGAAATTATCCGACAACGTCCCTGTATCCGCTATCTGGAATCCGTAGCCAAGACCAACCGCGTCAGTGATCGTCAGCGTTTCCGAGAACGTACTTGACAACGTGAAGAGAAGTACAACCGAATCCGACAACGTCATCGTATCGGTTATCAAATCTCCATAACCAATTGCCGGTTCATCCGATAGTACCAACTGATCCGGCATCACTTCGTCTAATTCACCACCTCCAAGAACCGATGCAAATGAATCCGTCAATATGATCTGGTCGGATACCAGATTTCCGTAGCCAATCGACAACTGATCTGACAACGACAGTCCGTCTGTAATCTGCAACCCGTATTCAATACCACTCGCATCCGTCAACGTCATTGCGTCGGATAGCGTCTCCAACAAACCAAGGACGGACTTTGCCGCATCCAACCAGTTCTGACCAAGGTGTGCACACCCTAGTGCAAGATCCCACTCGTCTACCAACGACAAAATTGGATCCAACCAATAATTCAAATTATCCGAAAGTGTCAGAAATTTATTTCCGACAAGGAAAGAAGACTGAGCATCGTTCATCCAAATTCTTTCAGACAAGTTTCCAAAAGAATTTGGATCTCTAGTTGGTCCGGTTAAATGGAAGCCCGGTGCCATCCAACTGTACTGATCCAGCCAACCGGCTCCCGATGCCCTGTCATTCAAATTATCTGTTAATGATAATCTGATCTGCAATGACATCGTAACCAGATCGCCTTGCGGACCCATCAACAAATCTTCGGAGAATCGCGCCTGACTGACCTGACCAGCACCCGCACTTACAGTCTTAAAGAAGGAAACCCCATCCTGCCAAGGCAATGACAGATTATCCTTAAGCTGCAAACCAATCCCCACCACCACCGAATCCTGGTGGGTTATCGCCTCCATCCACTCTTGATTGATCCGTTGTGTCATTCTTTAGCCATCTTTACAAAACCAGTCTCACGACAAACTCAGCTGGTTGACCGTCGAAAATGTATCTAGTCCCGTACCGCCCCCTCCGAAATTATCGAAGATCGAAGATGTCGTAGCCCCGGACGTCTGACCAAATCCGATATGGCCGGCACCAGGAACAGCGTTGTCAGTTACCTGCTGAACCGGAGTTTGATTCCAACTTCCGACGAACTCAAACGTGGAAACAACACCACTGATCCAGTTTATTCCCATTTTTGCTTGGGCACCATGGCCGGATAGAGTGGCAAGATTGGTCGATGCACCCGCCACAACCTTATTCAAAAGCCATGCACCCGTACTATTTACCACCAACGTATAGCCGTTCAGACTACCTGTATTTTCATTAGCAGTCTTGATCCACAAAACGAATCGTCTCGCCCCATTTCCGGCAGTAACAAAATCCATGTAGGCTTCTGCATCGGGACCGAATATATCGACATTCCACCAATTCGAAGCACGAGATGAAGTCCCTGTTCTTACCTGATTACTGACCAAATTGTGAGAAACATCCGCTACATCAATGGGCGTAGACCAATTCCCAGCCAGCGGCGTCTCGTTCGCCCTGGTAAAATCGTCGACGATTCCAAATAATGGAAAACTCATATCGTCAAATCCATCAGCACGATCGATCCCGAGAATTGTACCATCAGCGCTTTGAAAATTTGTCTAAGTGTCGAAGCCCCACTCAAACTACTTGTATCGAAATGTAAACTTTGTGCCGCCGCCACTAGTTTTGCCCTTACCGGCTGCGGGAGCGAACCGAACGTTGTCGACAACGATACCGAACTTCCGTCCAGCAGTCTAGCCAATCCCAGTCCTTGCGCCCTTTGCATCACTGTAAAGATCGCAACGACCGATCTCAATACTTGTCTGTACGTCAATGACGTTGTCACCCAATCCGCCGGAATGAATCTAGCTTCCAGATAGTTCTGTACCACAGTTACCGCGCCGGCTCCCAAGTTCTGATCCAGATTCAATGGTACGGTCAACACATCTGGTTCCGCTCCTAATGCCGCATTTGTTTCCGTAGCCACCAACATCATCGGCTCGTTTCCAAAATCCATTGCCGCCCAATTAAATCCCGCCAAGTCCGTATCCGCATACTTTGGTCTTCTGGAATCCTCTTCCGTGCCTATGCCCGTTACGGGCATCACATAAAGCTGAGTCGCCATTTATTCTTCCAGCCGCTTTAACACTTCCCCATCCTCTACGAAGATTCCGACTTCCGCCAACTTCGTCGAACCAGTTGATTCAAAAACCGGCTGTCGCACGGTCCAAGCACCCTGCTCTTGCTTCTCACTGGAGATCGGTAACAATTCCGGTCCATTTTCTCCTTCCACAACTCCGGCATCTGCAATCCGCACGATCGGAGCCACCTTACCGACTTCCAGTAGTCCGGCATCGACCAGTTCCTGGGGAACAACTTTCCACGCCCGCACGAACATATGATAGTTGTGTGTGTCCCAAATGAACTTCTTGAATCCCCGTTCGGCCAGCAACTGCTCCACGATCTGCTGCGTGAATCCGGTCTTGTGAAAATTGTACTCGTACGACTGCTGTCCGTACAACACGTTCATCACATCGTTGTCGATCTCGTCGTTCATCACGTGCTGAGCCGCCCATTTCAAATTCGGCAATACCAATCTGAATTCCCCTTCGTCTTTCAGGATTCTGATCCACTCATCCAGCACCGCTGGAATTTCCTTCCGCTCGAAATGTTCCAACGTATGACTGGAGAACACGATATCGAATTCCTTGTTGCCGAAGGGCAATACTCTCAAATCGCAGCGATAGTCCGGCTGTACGTCTTCCCGGATGTCAACCCGCAGTACCGTTCCTTCTTCGGTATGATAACTATCCTTCTCCGGACCTGAACCAAGGTCAACTATTTTCTTTCCGCCCCTCTCCACTTCCGGTCTCCTGAAAGGCTTTGCATGTGGAGGCAAATTCACCGGCGTTCTCGTCGCTGGATCCCAATGGTCGCAAAGTAATCCGCCGTCAGCAATTACATTGAAACCAGCTTTCGTAACCTTGTCGCAGAAATACAGATCCTCGGTCCACAGCTCACCCATCGGCACGCCGTTCATGTAGGCTTCAACAGAGTCGATGGTCTTGAACCAAGGCTTCTCGATCGTTTTCAAAGCATCTATTCTAATCAGCGCACAACCCATACCGATTCCCGACACATCGAAAACTTCCCCGATTTTCCAATCCCAATATGGTCCGGCACCATTGCCTCTGAAGATCATCGGCATTGCCGGCGGTGACTTGTGACAATAGATCCCACCGGCCACCGCGACCTTTGGAAAATGCTCCATGTGATAGATCAACTGCCTGATGGCGTGTGCCGGTACCGTCACGTCTTCGTCCAGGAAGAACAGATACTTGATGTTCTTGTCCACCGCCGTCTGTGCTATTTGGTTTCTGGCCTCGTCCACCTTTCGACCCTTTACCATCGCATACTCGACATTGTAGTCCATTGGTGGATGCAACGAATGGAATGAAAACGACCACTCCGGTACCAACAGATTTCCGCTCAATGGAATCCCGATCATCAACCCCGTCCTGTTCGGATACATTGTCATTCTTTTTTCTCTCCTTTTATTTCCACAGTCTCTATCTTCCCCAACAACTCCGCCACGATCCGGCAAGCCTCCGCTTCCCTTTCGTATCTCTTTGCCATGACCGAACCGGCAGGCATTTGCCATAACTGCGCAACTAACTTCTCGTCGTCAGCCGCAACCTGCGTCAGATAGATCGCAAACTTCTCCCGTTCTCCGGCAGTAAGATTCATTCCGCGACCGCCGCGCTTACGACCAAAGTATCATCCCCGATAAACCTCGAAGACATCTCCATGAATTTCCACTTTCTGTTTCCGCAAATACACAGCAACACTTCTTCCCTTGTTTCCTCGACCCGCACCCATTGCAAATCCTTCGTCGCTAGCCGACCGCATTCATCGCACTTGACACAGACGACCGTTGCCATTCCTGACTCCTTACTTCCACCACTTCGAACCGCATCCCTTTGCAAAAATGACAAGCCCCTTCGAATTCGTAATACTTGACGGTCTCTCCTTTTTCATTCCGCTTCACCACCATCGTTGTCCATTCTGGAATCCTTTTGCAGTTACAGCATACCAAATACATTTCCGCGATCCGCATCAAGCCCCACTCGCTTCCGTCTTATCATCATGATGTAAAACAAGTTCACCAAACTCATTTATTCCGGGTGTTTCTAACCTGCGAAGGATCTCCGCGATTGCGAATAGCGCCGCACTCTGTCGCGTTGTTGCATCCATCATCGCTTTTTCGCGTAGTGCCGCACTGATCACCTTTCCGGCACGATCATGAGCAAGTTCTGCTTGTGTTTCAGAGAGATCGAGAAATGGCTGTACGATCGTCAAAAAATCTGTGCTCCTCAAGACATATCTTTCCGGCTTTCCTTGTTCTCTAGCCAACGAGTTCCGCGCCTCGTTCTTGTTAACTACCTTTGCTAGCATCTCCGATAACCGTTCCCCCGAAGTACGAGCCTCACGAAGTTTGTCGACCATTCTCCCCCCATGATTTTTTTATTCTACGACTCAACAAACTCTCCGTGGATCAACACTACGGGCAAAGGCCGACCGGGACCTTTGCCGTGGTACGTAATTTTCCTCAACAATCCAACCGCCCTCAGATCCAACGTTCTCAAGCTGGCCTTGATTACAACTTCCACCATTGCATCATCAGGAACATCCGCAAGTGCCGCGAGCAGTTCCTTTTTTGTCACTGTGGCTTTGTCGTTTCAGGGCTGTCGGCAGTTTGGTCAATACCACCGGTCTTCAAAGCCCGTTCTCTTGTCTTCAAACGGAGCAGCCAATCCACTCCCTGACGAATCGCTCCGTAAGCTTTCTTTGCATCGGCATTTATTGGTGCCCGTTCGTTCTTCTCCGCCCAGTCCGCAAGATCCGCCAGATCTTCATCGGTGTAGGTCTTCGCCATTCTTCACGCTCCTTTATCTCTCCGCCATTTCCATTCTGAATGACAACATCGCGAACGTTTGTTGCAAATCCTCCGGCACATTGTCAATTCCCTTGGCGAGAAAATCCAACGCTGCTTGCTCGGACTGGAACGTTGTTACCCGACTACCGGCGCGAACGTTTACCCACCACGCTTCATCCAATCCTCTTGTTGGCTCTTCACAACACATCACACACCCGCCGCCATCGTATGTTCGTTTCTGATCTGCTTCAACAATGCCGCCGCCGTATCCGCTGCCACTGCCGGTGGCATTCCAAACGGTAGCGCGATCTCCTGCCCGTACGGATTTCCGAATACCACGCCAAGATGTCCCGACTTGTGCCTGCTGGGATGCGGTTCGAACGAAATGATCGTCTTCCCCACACCGTTCGCCAGCACCCAACATGCCGACCTACAGCCGACATACACCAGACTCTTCTTGATCAGCCACGTCGCTTCTTTCCATCCGACCTCCGCAACGTTGAAAAATTCCAATCCGCTTCCCTGGCACTTGGACCACAACGATTCCAAGAATTCTTTCTTCAGCTCGGCGTATTGCTCGTTGAACGAAAACGTCACCAGACGTTTCTCTCTGATCACTTCCTTCATCGGACCGCTGGAGAAATGAATCATCTTTGCTTCCTCTTCCACACTGTCCGAGACATCGAGAAACGGAACCACCGACCAACCGTTGAAACTGATTCCCTGCTGATACGATACAAAGTCTATCAACGGCATCGATGGTGCACTGATTCCCGGATGGCCTCTGTAACCAAGATGCCAGAACTTCTTATACGGCGCCCTCGGCTTTATCCCACGCTCTTCTTTATCGTAACCGTGTGGACCCCCTTCTTCTATCCACTTCGGTGGCTGCCAGGGCTGATCGCCGTGATTCGAATGTGTCCTTAACCAATCTTCCACAATGAAAGCCCGGTCGATGTAATTCTGTTCCACCAACAACGGCAATAGATTCTGGTAGTAAGGCATTACCGCAAAGTCCACTTGCTCCCCAACGATCCTCTCCGAGATATACTTTGCCGTTGGCATACTCCAGAGAATATCACCGTACTTCCCGCTGAATGTACAAAGGTACTCGCTCATCTTCCAACCCACGGTCCGGCATTGATCTGATCCTTGGTCGGAACCACAGGATCTTTACAATGGCAAAGTCTTTCTTTCGATCCCGTCGACTTTGCCATCGCCCTACCGCAACCCAAACAAGTCCACGGATACACTTGCTTTTTCTTTTTTCTCATCGTTCTTTTTCCTTTCTATCAACCATTCACAGTAAAACTCTTTCCCTCCTTATCTATGTCCACGATCAGCACATCAGGAGCATCGCTCACATCGATGTACTCGATCTCCATGTCGTTAGTAACCTTTTCCTCTTCCACCGCTTTTTTGAATTCCGCCCATGTCATTTTCTCTTCTCCCTACGAATGGCCGTGTGCCTGTAAGTATGGCAACAGCACCGCCCAAATCTTATTGATCAACCACGCCGCCACTATACCGAGTACCGACAACAGAAATCCGCTGGCGTAGAGAGTGTGTGATAGCTGACTAACCAGCCTTCGCATCTCTTCGAAGTCGGTATGTTGCTGATCCGCGTTCTTGCTCAGCGTCTCGATCGCATGCATCTGCTCGCCTTGGTTCTTCTGGATCTCGAAGACCGCCTTCACCAACAGATTGAAATCTTGTTCCGCATCACTCATACTACCGCCTTCACCCTGATCTCCACTCCTTGTAAAAGATACTCGTCCAGATCCGCTGACGACCAATCTGCAAGTGGAAATAGGATGTGCTTGGACCGACCGGTCTTTTCAAACCAACCAATTGATTCGTCACCGATGTACTTCACGATCTGATCCCGTGGTGGTCTATCCTCTTTTCGCATCCCGACGATGATATGCCCGTACCGTTCCAATGCATCGGCCCAATTCGTTCGCACAAGCATCGTCTTTGCCTCTTCCGAATACGGAGGAATCACCGGAAACGTTCCCAACGGAAAATCCTGCTTCCTCACACCGACACCAGTCCCCGGCCCGACTTCCACTCTTTTGAATCCGATCGTCTTCATCAGACTCGCCTGTGCAATTGCCATTCCCTGTGAAGCTACATCCGCAATCACCACGCTGGTCATTACCTGAAGCTTCAATCGAACCAGCAAACCAACGATCGTACAACTTTCCCTTCCGGCACCGAATGCCAATATTGGCTCATCCGTGTCAAGTACAAACTTCTCCAACAAGCTTCCGCTCTTCGTTATCTTCCGTTCTAGTCCGTTGAATATCATTCTTAGCCTCTCAAAGCCACTTCGTCCATTACCAGAATATCTGGAGTAATACCGTTCTGTTCCACTTCAACGAACTTCCAAAACTTGCTTCCACAAACGCATACCAGCTCTTCTCCCTGAGCACGTGATTGCAAATTGTACAACTGTGACACCCATTTCAAATCCTTGGTTGCCAATCTTCCACACCGCTCACATTTTGCACCGATCACCATTGTTACAAAACTCCCAGTGCCAACAAACCTTCTCGCTTCAACATATACCATTTCTTTGATATAGCCGGCCACAGTCTGAAAAACGTTTTTAGCTTCCTTACATTCTCATCGCGCAGATAACCTTTCGTCTCAACGTACAAATCGTGACGAGGTAAATAGAAATCTGGTGTATATTCCGAGCCGTTCCAATTTCCTAAACCAACGTAAAAGGAATGTGGTTCAAACTTCCACCCGATTCCATATTTATCCAACCACTCAGCGAATTTCACTTCGTAACTAGAACGCATCCAAATCTTTCCACTCTTCCCTTCATAGTACTGACCAAACCGATCGAAGTTTGGAATTCGGCCGCGCTGTGTCTTTGAACTTTTTTCAGCTATTGATTTCTTCTCCGCCTTTGTTCTGTTTGCCCACATTCTTTTCGAATGCTCAGAATGCCACTGTTTCAACTCTAGCTTATTTTGAGCTACTTTTTGTGTTCGTGACATCTTCCTTCTTGTACTTGCAGAAGCTTTCTTTCCCAAATGAGCCTTTCTATTCCCTTCAGCTACTGCGTTCCTCCATAATTTACTTTTCCTCCGTCCTTCTACTACGCGTCTTTTGTGTTGTCTTAAAGTATGGTTCAAAGAACCACACATCGAGCAAGCACCTTTCGGGAGATTCGATAACCGTTCCTTATGTGAATCTGACATTCTCCTTTTTGTAGACCGCTTATGCTTAAGACCTTTATGAGCCAAACCAAGTTTCCGCCTATGTTCTTTTGTTCTTGGTTTAGAATTCGATTCCCTCAAAGCCTTAATACGTCTAATTCTAACTTTCTTGTTCGACCACGACTTTCTTGCCGCATCACTTTGAGCTTTACTCATTGTACCACCTCCAGTTATATTATACAAGAAACCAACTGGAAATGGTATAACTAATTGCTCAATTTGATATCGTGTACGATATCGCGAGCGTGTTGCTTGTAGTTTTATTTATCGTTGCGTACGTCACGTGCGACAACATCGTTTGCACCGCCGCCGATGTTGAATTGAACAACCCAGCTTCACCCAACGTCGTGTTCGCCTGGTTGGTTGCGAATGTGCACTGCGCCTGCCAGCTCGGAGGATTCGCCGTCAGTCCGCTCGTCGCAAAGGACGAGATTGAGATTCTCAGCGACTCCGAAACCAATCCCGTATCTCCCGTTGCCGGTGCCGTCGTCGATGTTCCGACCGCAATCGCGTTGATCGTATCGGTCTGTGGCGAAGCTGAGACCAAACGAGACAACACGTAAGATCGACCGGACGTCACCACGACGTTGTCGATCTTCCTTTTTTCCACTACCTCGTTTGTCTCGGCGTTTAGTAACGCCAATTCTATACAGCCCCTGAACTTGATTACATCCATGTGCTTCGAAAACTTCTTCTGCCTGTACAGATCATTGCTCATTCTCAGACTCCTGAGCGGGCTTCTCTTGCTCCGCCGATAATTGGACTCCCGGTACCGTTTTTCCACACAACTCACACCGCTCTCCAGCATTCTTATTCGGGTGTCCGCATTCTAGTCTGATGGCGAACTGATCGCCTAGCTTCATCTGATCTTGTGCCATGATCTTTTCCTTTCCAGAATAGAGGAGGGTCGGGGTCCAGCAATTCTTGCCCGACCCTCACACTCTCCTGGCAGTCAACTATCCTACCGGAGCCCCCAACCCGAAGCTGATCGAGGCAGCCGGACCACTGACGATATCGATCGAAACCGCTCCGGTTGGTCCCGGTGATCCATCTGCATTTGTTACCACGGCATTGATCTGCACCGTACCGAGCTTCGATGCACCGAGGATCACTCCGCTGGCCACCGTACCGCTGGCAGGAGTCGGATCCGCGATCACCGAGGCGCTCTCCGGATCACTGGAACTGACAACAATTGTACTTCCCGGCGCCAACTGTGCCGGATTGCCGTCCGCATCCACCGCTGTCAATTGATACGGCACCCTCTGAACGTCTTGCAATTGGAAATTTGCCATCTCTCGTTTCTCCTTTTTACTGACGTGTTGGTAATCCCAAAGCGAACTTCAGTGCTACAGCTGGATGCCTCGCCTGAGCCTTCAAAGCTTCCAGAATCTTTTCCTGCAAGGACTGCTGGTTCCGTTGTATCCGCAACAACAGAATCATCTGAGTTCTGATCAGATTCAGATGATCTTCTATCTGTGTCAACAACTTCCTGTCTTCTTTTCCATAGAAGCCGATCATTCCGCCTGCTCCTTCTTTCTAATCGTTTGGACCGGCAGGGGCAGATCCAATTCATCTTTGAACTCTTCGAATTCCGGCATCGGCATATCGAAGATTCTCCCGCGCTCCATTGCTATTCTGGTCAACTTCGAAATCCACTGTGACACCTGTTCATCTTCCGAGACTTCCTTTGTACCGACATCCTTACTCAAGAATTGACCCTGCAATCTGGAAACCTTTGCAGGAATTCCACCCCACCGTTCTGCCAGCTCCATTGCTATCATCGCCCCGTGCTTACTCTGCTTGTTCTTTACTTCGTACTCGATCCGATCCACCACCTTATCGGCCGAATCAGAGATCAATCTATCCGCCATCGCCTTTCCGATTTCTTCCATCTCTGGCGACTTCACGATTCTTGCAACCGTATCAGGAGTTCGATTGTACCGAATCGAAATCTTCTGCATCGAGTTATCAGGTCCGCCCTGAACATACTCCTGACACATTCTTATTCGTTCAGCGAGCGGTACATAGAATTTCGGACATCTTCTAACCTTGTTCTTCTTTCTTCCTCCGGACTTTCGCCCGTTCGACTTTTTTGCCCTTCTGTTCACAACACGTCTTCCGGATTCACACCCTTTGTCGCCACTTCCGCATTCCCGGCAATCATCATTCTTGCTACCTGTAAACCGAGCTGGTAACCGGTAACGAAAACTCCCGATATTGGAAACTTTACACCCAATGCCCTCGCGGACGGTTTTCCGATCGCCGCAACCAATTCCTTGGTCTGATCCGCCTTCACCTCGGCAGGAACCGTCGCCATTGCATCCACCGCCGCTTCAATGTTCATTGCCGCAGGTATGACCATTTTATTTTCCTCATGCTTTCATCGCCCGGATCGATCGGTAGAAGTCTCTCCCGTATCTCATCAAGCAGGTCTGTCCGCCAGCTCTTGCCCGATCTTCCACTTGTTCCTGGGAAAGATTCTTGGCCGTCTGTTCTCCACCCTTACTGGCGTTCTTTCTGTTCTGCTCGATTTTCCGTTTTAGTTCAGACATAACCCGTCCAAGCTCCCTTTTTTCCGGGAAATTCATTTTCTGTTTTTAGTTTTGTTCTGCGATGAAGGATCAACTGGAAGAGTTTCGTGTTTCTTCCGCGAGATAAAACATTCCGTGGCTTCTCGATAGCCATTCCCTAGCAGGTTTCCTAAACTATGGACTACGTTTCCTCGTCCTGTTGTCCATCTCTCGCCGTGCTAGGAGTACAAATTTTTCCGTACAGAAGAACTGGGAGCCGTATCGCGCTAACCGGCTCCCAGGTTGGTGACCGAAGGATTGACTGTTTGCTACGACAATGATAACTCACACGACAATTCCTTGTCAAGTCTTTTTTTCATTATAATTCGATGACAAATCGTCCGCAGTCCGACAGCTCAACCGAACCATCGAACTTTTTGCGCAATGCTTTTCTCAAAGCATTTCTTGTCACATCCACATCAGTCTCACAATCCTTTTCTTCCTTGTATGCTTGCTCGCGTTTTTTCCTAGCAGTAACATAAGCAAGCTGCAAACCACCAAATTCATCTCGCTCATCCGGCGTCAGCTCTCGTACTTTCATAGTTTCCCCTCATGTTCCACCACATGCACCCGTACCGCACCAACTTTCTCAACGGCCATGTCAATAATTCCTTCGACGATTCCGTTCTCACTTGGTCCCTTGAAAACGTAGAACTCATCACCCAGCGATACCAATGCCGGATTTCTCGCCTGGAACACGTGCACGAAAAAACTCCTTGAGATATCTTTCCCTTCCAACTTCATTCTTACCTCTACGAAGATGACCCCGTTTGCCATGCAAAATTCTCTCACGATCTTCCCGATGCCTTTGTCGCATCCAACAGAAATTACGTTCAAACTACGACCGTACTGACCGGCAAGTTTTCTGATCAAAGCTTCTACCTGCTCAATATCTTTCGCCAACGGAGATTCATCAGCCGGATTAGTCCGTTCCCTTGCGCCTACGATCACCACGTTCACTTTTCCTCCTCATCTAAAAGCGTGCTGGCCCAATTCAGTATCTTCTATAGCTTTCTCTATGTCGCAGAGCTTAACTAAAATCTCCAGCAGCGTTACAACCATCAAATGGTCTGTAGCCAAAACTGGTCCTGGATAAGTTTTTCTGTAACTATCCAGTACTTCGATTGCTTTTTCCCTATCCACATTCATTTCTCCTCTTCTTCAGCCTCTTTACAATTTTCAACAACCCAGTTCCACTCCGCCGCATCGTAAGCGTCGTTCATCGCCGTTTCCAACTGATGTTCCTTTTTTAGGTGTTCATCATCCGGCATATCTTGAAAATGCATGTTTATTTCAAAGGCCGTTCCAACAAAAGAACAACCAGCTACCGGACAATCAAACTTCGTCTCTTTTTCTTTTTTTATTTTCATCTCGGTAATCTCATGTTCAACGATTGCTTCTGTTCTGGCTCGATATCGTCAAACAACAACGGCACCCGTTCCTTGAACGTCTTTAACAACGGCAACGTCACTTGTTTGAAATCCGGATGTGTCTCTTTCGATGTTCGCATTAAAAGCAAGTGCCTCCAGTTTCTCAGATTTCCGGTCACCGCTATCGTCGCCGCCAAGGCGTTCGGAAGTACCGCCCTAGCCTCTTGAGGCCTAACTCCCTTATCTAACATGTTCAAATAGATGTACTCAGCAGTCTTCACAGCATCCGAGACTGTACAACCGACACCGAGCTCGTTCACTCCATCCACACCTCTTAAAGTCTGTGACAAAATAAATTCCAACCCTTCTGGATAGCTTTTTCTTCCGTTCACGAATCTCGTACTCTCTTGTGTAAAGCTAAACAACCTATGCCGAACCAACTCGTGGGTTACTCCCCTGTTCACCCGAAAGATGGCAGTTGCATAGGAATGTTCCACCACGGACCAATCGCCGTGCTCCATCACGATCGATTTTATGAACCGCTCCCAGGAATCCAACGTCTGTTTTTCTTCCGAGCGATGGCTGATCCTCGCCATCCGTTCTATGAAACGAAGACAGTCAATACCTGAACTTGTATTTTCTGGTCTGATCAACTCAACGGTTGGCTGGATAATTTTCATCTGTTCGTCTCCTCTACATCTTTACGAGCTTCATTTACAGATAGATGAATGTATCCATGATCGTTCGAGAATACGTCTAGATAGGCAATCCTAAAACCTGGAAAATCTGAAGGAATCGGAAGATTTTCTATTCCATACCTAGCTTTCTGAATGAAGTAACCGACTTGCTTATCAAACACGTTATGACAAACAAGAAGATATGGAGAAACCTTGATGACATACTGAACTATCTCCTTCATCTTCAGATCCAGAGCTACTTCATCGCATCTGTCTTTTTTGGCCTCTTTTAGTTTCATTTCTTTTCTCCTATTACACATGCCTCATCTGTTGAACCGGCTATGCAATCAGGTGGTCTAGGAACATTCCGCATGAAATATCCAAACAAAAAAGCCACACCAACAAAAACAATAATTAGAAAAATTTCTTTGAGTACAGCCTTCTTCACTCTCACCGTTCCACCCCTTTGTCTGTTCTGTCCAATCGTTGTATTTCTCGATCCAAGTACCAGCGAGCTTTTTTCAAATCCGCCAGCTTCATACCCTTCGTCTCGGCACGACAAATGTATTTTACAGCATTCCCCAAACAGAAACCCAAGCTCCAAGCCTCTATCACCTTGATCGCTTCGTAGATCGTATCGCCACCGTAATGTCTCGGATGCGAAATCTCTTCTCGTCGCTCTCCTTCAGCGTAAACCGTTGTCGCACTAAAAGTATTATGAACTGGACATGGTAACGGACGATTACAAGTCTCGCTCGTAATCTCAAGAAGCCTATCCCAATATGGAAGTACCGTCGACTGACATCCCATTTCATCTTTCGGTCTAGCCATCGACCACCTCGCTTATCCCGTTTTCTTTTCTGACCACCACCAACTTTGCATCCGCCAGCTCAGATAAGATTGCTGGATTATGAGTCGTCAACAAAATACTTCCGAACCGATCCGTCACCTGCTTCAACCCTCTAGCAAAACTCCTTGCCGAAATCGCATCCAAGCCGTCACCCGGCTCATCCAAAATCAGGATGTTCGTCTTCGGTGCCACCGATCTCACCGCAAAGGAAGTGATCAACGAAGCCATTTTCATTTCACCTTCCGATTGATCCGCTACCCCTTCACCACCGTGTGCATTAATCACCCGCACATCCAGTCTTCCTTCTTCGTCCACAGCAAACCGAACCTGAATTTCTCTCTGAGCAAATAGTTCAGCATACTCCGCCGCCGCCTGATTCAATTCTGGACAGATCTGTTGATTCAACGATGCAGGCAATCCGTTTCTTTGGAATACCGATTGAGAGTACTTCAGCACCTTGAGCCATTTTCCGATCTTGATTTTCTTTCTAGTCAAACCACTACCAAGCTCCTTACACTGATTCACCTGCTTCTGCAAGCCATCAATCAACTCTTGCTGCCTCTTGTACTGAAGCCACTCGAACTTCAGTTTTTCCATTCTCACTTGCAGGTCTGAAACCTCACCAGCCAAGCTTTTGTTCCTGAGCCACTTTATCTTTTTGTTCTCGAGCCCTCTCCTCTGCGACTTACGTTGCCATTCCAGTCCCCCAAAACCTTCGACCTGTTTTTCCAGTCCACGTATTTTCTTTTCCATTTCCGGAATCGCCAACTGAATTGCCTTCTCATCTATCACACGCTCGCAGGTCGGACAGACACCTTCCATTCTTTTGAACTTCGACAATCTGGTCCTAAGTACATCCAATCTCTCTTCCACTGAAGCCAACTGTTTAGTCATTTCTTTGTCTACTTTTTCTATTTCAACAAGCTCCTTGTCAAGTAACGTCAAGTTCATCTCGGCTTTTGCTTCCCAAGTCTCTAATTCAGCCTTTTTCGACAAAAACAGTCGTTTCACGCGACGGTAAGAAACCGACACAGACGCGTTTAGAGCTAAAATCCGCTTCGCACGGGATATTGTGTCGAGTAGGTTCTTTTCCTCCGTTAAAACGGATTGTAGACGGTCAGAATTCAACTCGTAGCGGCGCTCAAAGTCGCTCTTTTGGTCCCGGACGGATTTCTCAGCCCGCTCGAACCTTTCCAAGTTTTGTAACTTGGCAAGAAATCCTTTTCGCTCCGACTCCGTTCCCGTCAACATCAAATGGGATTTCGACTGATCGATGTAGATTGCATTCGCAAGCGTCTCCCAAGTGTAACCGGTTACCTGCTCGATCAACTTCTGCGTACTCTCCGGTCTGTTTCCGCTTTCTACCACATCACCATCCACTACCAGCTTCAGCTTTGATTCTTTTGGTTGCCTAGGTCTATTGACCCAACAGGCTCTTCCTTGGGAATCCTGAAACCAAACTTTTGCAAAGACCTCTTCCTTCTTATCCGTACCACGTCTCATCCAGCCATCATGCTTCTGTCCTTTGAATGTCTGTCCAAATAAAGTTACTGCAATCGGTTGCAATGCCGATGTCTTCCCACTTCCATTGCTCCTTCCCTTCCAATCTTTATTCTCTCCTGCTATCACACAAAGCCCTGGCTCAAATATAAAGTCTAATTTCTCATAGCTAAGAAAGTTTCTAGCCCGTGTCTTTAGAAACTTTAGCTCCCCATGCTCCCTTTCCAAACCACCGACAAGTGAAAGCTGCTCCACGAGATATTTCTTGATTGCCGATTCATAACCTCTCAATTCATCCGGCAGTGTCTCTTGTACGTAGATTCTGATTTTCTTTTCATCAGGAAGACCCAATCTAATCTTCCCTTCAGCCCTCTCCGCCTCACGAAATTCAGGAACTGTAACAATCTCTGCTCCATCATATTTCTTAGCCGCTTCCACCCGTGCTTTTTCAAGTAGCTCTCTAACATGCTGAACTCCATCGCACGGAACCTTGATCCTTACCTTGGCCCCTTTCCAACTCTCCGGCTTCGACTCCTCAAATCCAGGCCAATTTGGATCGTACCATCCTGGAATCTTTGAGCGAATTCTCTTGATCGTTTTCTTTAGTGTATCAATCAACAAATAACCCTTCCGCTGGTTTGCTTCTCCCCAATCCATTGCGAATGGACTACCAACATACCAAATATTATCCGCTACCTTATGCTGAAAGTGTAAATGACCACCAACACAGAACATGTACTTATCCGGATACAGATCCTCAACCGATAGATCAACCGCAGAACGAGAAAGCACATTGTACCTAGCATTCTTCAAATCGCAATGGAAAATCAGAATGCTGTTCTCGTTTGCTTTCTTAGCAAGATCATGAGCTTCACGCTTCAACAAAACAGGATTGTTTCTAAAGGGAAGAAATGCCAACGGTGGAATCGAGACACCACGATCGGTAAACGACCCCACAACAAGCTGCGGCTCATCATAAGCGAACGCACCGGCTTTTCTGACCACCGGCAACCAATTTTGTGTATCAACATGCATCCCAACCCGATCGTGATTTCCAAGGTTAACGAAAACTTCCAATCCAGCCTTCCGACACTTTCCAATCATCTTCAACCAAAAGTTTACGATACGAACATCTATCGGATTGTACTGACGCTTCAAGTCTCCTGCATGTATGAGAACCTCGAACCTATGCTCTTCCTTCAGCTGCAAAATTTCTTCCGCAGCCTTTGAACAAAGTTCAAGGTTTTCATAATCTGTCTGCCAGTCACTTGTAATCAGAATCCTCACCACACCTCACATTACCTCGCCATAGCCGACCATACCACACCTAACCTCACAGCACCGTACCGGGCCCAACCTAACATCACCTTACCCCGCCAAACCGCACCTTACATCACCGTACCTCACCAGAGCTTACCTTACAGCACCAGACCACGCCTGACATTACCACACCAAACCGCACCTAGGCTCACCTGACCACACCTCGGCCGACCGCACCTCACCACACCTAACCTCACCTCGCCGTACCAAACTCTTGCCAATACTCAATTGCCGCCTCTTCTGTTTTCTTCAAATCCTTCGGCATCAACTTCAACTGGACTTCATATCCCGTCGAGTGTCTAATTACATTCCGCTTCGTCAAGACCCTCGGATGCACAAAACCTTTGAACTCTTCTCCATCCACCATCTCTTGCACATAGCCGATCTTGATCCCAAACGACTTTGTCTTCATCATCGGAAACCTGGACGGATACCAACACTTATGTTCTTTGTGCCAGTACAAATGTCTAAACGAAAAGACCCCTTTCTTCAACCACGCTATCGTTCTGAACTGAATACCTACCGACGGCTTTTCTTTCAGTGCCAAAACGAATTGCCCATCATCGTACAACCAGTAACCGTGCCCTTCCGCATCCGTCATTCTAATCCTAATCATCTCGTCTAACCTCGTCAAGATCGTCTACCGGCCCTGCAAAAATCTGACAGAGTTCATAGAGAGCGGCAATTGTTGCCGGTCCTTGTGTTGCATCCGTGAAGCTATCAACTTGCGCCATTCTTCCAATCGCTTTCGCGAACTCTCCCGCCCTGGGTCCTGGAATCGCTCGTTCCAAACATCGTCGCAAGTATCCAGCCACCTGAGCACGAATTCCTCGAAGGTCATCAGCTGTAGCTTTTTTTGTCTCTTCTCGTATGACATCCCAGTCCCCCTTCTCCAACGAACGACAGATCGCAAGTGCGTCGGCACCAAATCCGATTGACGATACAGCTTCCTTAGCAGACTCACCAGCCAGATACTTCTCAACCGCATTCAAAATCATACCGGACGATTGAATCCTAGCTTCCCACAACTGCTCCACCAATGGTTCCGCATTTTTCTTTGTTTCTCTAACGAACTTCAAAGCGCGCTTTACCAATCGTCCTATATCCTCCGCTTGCAGCAATTTCAACGACACTCGTTCGCATCGTCTTATGATCGTCGTCAACAACTTGTTCTCTTCCGTCGTACAAATAATCCACACCGTTGATTTAGGAGCATCTTCCAAATATTTCAGCAACAGATTCTGTGCATCTTTGGAAAGTCGTTGTGCCTCGTCCAACACAAGTACGTTTCTACGAGACGGAGGCATTGGTAAGTATACAGAACCAGCAGCAATCTTTTGAATGTCCGCAACACCTGAAACTTCTGAGGCATTTATTTCGTGGATTGCGAAATCGTCTCTCTTTACCCGACAAGCATCACACGGCTCTCCAAACTCACCATGCTTACACTGCAAACTCAGTGCCACTATCCTCGCCACGGTCGTCTTACCAGTTCCGGTCGAACCGACAAACAACCAAGCAGCTGGTTCTCGTTTGTTCTTGTACTGAGTCTTAATTGTCTCTACCAGCTGATCCTGTCCGATGAGCTGGCTAAGCAGATAAGGTCTTAACGAAACAGCCAACGTTCGTTGCATCGCGCTATCCCTTTCATACTATTCCCAACGAACTTCCGTCTTCCCATCTCCTTTCCATTCGTGATACCACTGCAAAGCACCCATCGGTGAAGTTTTATGAGGACCCCAATGTCCCTTCAACCGACTACATAAAACTCCACAGCTACTACTAATCCAACCAATGTTATAGCACTTCCAAAAATGATCGTTACCCCTCGCAGCAAAAAATCTTCCAAGTCTAGCAACAACAACAATCAGCAAAAGTGGAATCAAGTAGCTCATACCTACTTCCTTTTCAAGTAACCGCCCGGATTCCACGTCATCAAGAACTTTTCCCGTTTCCTATCAACTTCGAATTCCGAATGCGTTTTCAAAAACTCGTGAACGGCTTTCCCAGGACCATCGCCATATCCTAGCGGCCAATCCACATTCGTATCTTCCACGATCAGATACTGACCCGGTGTTACAAACTCATTATACATTTTTAACTCAAGCAAAACGTGCTCGGTAGAATGGTCGTCGTCAAGAATCACCATGCCACTGCTGTGCTTCTGACACTCTTTGAAAATCTCGTTGTGCAAATAGGCATTTTCCGTATCGCCAACGATATACGTTATTCTCGGATGCCTCGGAACTATTCCCAACCGATTGTCTATATCGACCGAGATTATCTCACCACTACCGATCAGATCCAACTGGTTCGCCAAGAAAAGAGTCGTACCACCTGAAGCCGTTCCCATCTCGATTATCAAATCCGGCTTTGTATCCCACAAAATTTCTTGATAGACCCACAAGTCCAAAGGATTCTTCTGCACCAGAAATCCGCAGTAGCGTGCATCCAACTGAACTAGAACTGAATCATCGTCACCGCCTATTTTCATCTGAAATTGTCCCTTTGAATACCACAAGCGATGGAACGAATCAATCAGTTCCCGTTCGTTCATTTAATCCTCACCCTACCAAACCTCACCACACCCGACAACACCTGACCGTACCACACTCGACCTCGCCACACCAAACCTTACCAAGCCGCACCTTACAACACCTGACCGAACATTACCACACCGGACCAAACCTCACAATGCCATCTCCTCAGCTAAGCTCTTCACTTCATTTTTCCCTCACACCACACCAAACCTTACCTCACCATACCTGGCCTCTCCCGAGCTGACCGGACCTGACCGTACCACACCAAACCGTACCGCACCTCGCCGTACCGGACCTAACCGCACCCGACCTAACCACACCTTAACTTTACTTTGGAACCTGAATCAACATCCCTCCACCCGCGGTTGACTCAACACTCGGCCTCTGTCCGTTCCACTTATCGATCCAATGCCATTGCAAATCCAATCTGGTTCTCTCTAGAACCTTATCCGTCAAACTTTCGCTAATAAGTCTGTTTGATTTCGCCTGACCTTCTGCCCTCGTTACCATAGCTTTTGCTTCACCCTCGGCATAAGCAACGGTCTTCGCAGCTTCGGCCTCAGCCTGCAACACTTCGTTCCTCTTCTGCAAAGCAATCTGACCAGCCTGTACTTTCGCGTTAATCGAATCAATCACTCCTTGCGGCGGTCTCGGCGCACCGATGATCCCAAACTGTTCTATATGCACACCGATGTCTGCTACTTGATTCTGCAAGCAACTTCTGGCATCACGCAAAAACGGAGCGTTGTCACCCATAATCTGTTCCACTGCATACTTACCAGCAACCTCGTTGAAACAATCCCTCGCCACGTTCCTCAAAAACCCGTGCGTAAACATATCCAGATCATCCGACCTGAACTTCACATAGAATGCTGGTACTTTTTCCGCCAATAACGAATAGCTGAGATTCACGTCTACAGACACGACCATTGAATCTTTTGTCGTAAACGTGATCTCTTCATTCTGTGGATGTCCTTCATGTGGATTCGCCGTCCAGATTGCCGTCTGTACAAATGTGGGATATTCTACGATCGTCGTTGCCAATGGATTGTAGAAGACATATCCGGTCCTTATCGTAAAGTCCTGCACACCACGCTGCGAACCGGCCTGGTTCACCTCTATACCAACATGCCCAGCCCCAATTCTTGTACAACCAAATACACCAAATACCACCACAAGCAACAACACCACAAACGCAATCAACATCGTCACTCTTGCTTCTATCGACATCGTCTCATTCCTCCTTTTTCTTTTCTTTCTTAAACCGCTCTGGCCAAAGAAATTCTTTTACCGTCTGGTCGAACGATTGCCATTCCTTATAAAGAAACTGACCTACCAACAAACATGACGACATCAAAACAAACAGAATGAACAAACCTACCAACAACAAACCGGTAGATTTGTTCATCAAGCTTAACGCAAAATCTACTCCCCATACCAGCACAATTACGAAAAGAAAAAGCCCAAAAGCTTTCAACCACGCTTTCCATGTCATTTGCTAGCTCCTATTACAGTCAGCTCCTGCAAGAACGCTTCCGAAATTGACATCAACCACATTCCCCACGGCCTCGCCTTGAGCCTAAACTCGTCTTGCTTCTCTTCAGACAAAGAGTCAACATGAAGCCTAAGTTTTAAAGCAGCCTCCGACATTCCTATCTCTCTCTTCGCAACCGAAAGCCAAAGACCGAGCATTACCTCCTCTGTCGAGGTCACTGCCACTACCGGTATCTTATCTTTCTGTTCCTTTGCCATTTTTATCCTCCGTTCCTTCTGTATACTTCTTGTTCAAGCTCTTGTCCAACCAACCGCAACCTTCTCTCGTAATCCGACAAAATGCCCTTCGTCATTTGTGAAGCCACCTCTTTTTCCGCAGCCGTCAAATGAAGTGAAAAAATCCAACCAGCGACACCTCGAATTACATTTCTAGGAACAAACGGCTTTGAACTGTTATAACCAAAAAGTGCATCCGACAATGCCACATCCAATTTTCTTCTGAGAGAAACTTCTGTCAAAGACTTCGAGCCGTATATAGTACTCATGTTTCTGTCCCTTCTAGCTTTACCTCCTCAGCATCAACGTACTTTATCTTCCCGGAATAATAAATCTTATAACCGATACTCAACCCTTCACGAGAACCAGCTCCCGCCTTGTTCTTCCAATTCGACATCACACCCTTCATACCGATAGGCTTGCCACCCTTCAAAAGCTTCTTAGACTTCCTCCGCATCCGCACGCGAACCGATGCATAAAGCCTCACAGCATTTCCACCCGGCGTGTATTCAGGATTACCCCAAGCACCAGGTGCAATCCTAAGCTGATTGATGAAATTCATCATCACATTGTAGTTTGCAACCATTGCCACCCAACGCCTCAGCAGCTGGGAAAGAAATGTTGCTGTTGATACTTTCGTTCTCATATTTTGATTCTGAATCCCTCCGGCCGCCTCTTCCTCCGTCAACATCGCCGCAATAGAATCCATACAACAAAAAATCCTACCATCAGGATTTTCATGACCACGTCTTTTTATCCACATCTCAACTTCTTCCAACAACTCCTCCGCTGTATGCTGGCGCTCTTCCGTTTCCTTTCCGAACGTTCCTATTTCCGGCTTGAATAGGTAAACCTCTTCTGGAATCAAACCGAGTGCTCTCGCCCATTCAGGATCCCAACTCATTTCCAAATCCACCCAACCAATTTTTGCCCCATCGCGTTGAGCCATGCCAGCTAACTTCATCATCAGCGCTGTTTTTCCCTGAGACTCGAAACCAGAAAGTTCAAACATCTTCCCATACGGAATCCCTTTGTCTTCAGAACCGAACATGGAATTTAACAATGGACTACCAGTATCCAGCCAGTACTTGACCGTCTTCTCCGTCGTAAAATGTTTCAATTTCTTTTTGATAAGAGTCAGTTCGGCCTCCGGTGAAAGAGGCCGAACCTTTGTCGTCTGTGTTTTCATCTCTTACTCTTCAACTTGACCCACGTCCAAGTCATCCGAATCAGACTCGTTCACAATCACCTTATCACCTTCTAAATCATTCGTCGTCTTCGTCGTGTCTTGGTTTCTTTGGTTTTTTGGGCTTGGGCTCTTCTTCCTCTTCAGATTCTTCTTCTTCGTCTGCAGCTGGCTTTTTTGGTTTTTTGGGTTTTTCTTCTTCCTCTTCTTCGGACTCACTTTCTTCCTCCTCTTCTTCCTTTGGTTTTTTCGGTTTCTTTGGTTTCTCTTCTTCCTCTTCTTCCAGATCTGGAATATCCTCTTCAGACTCAGACTCCTCTTCCTCCTCTTCCGCATCCGCCTTCTTCGGCTTCTTCGGCTTTGGCTTTTCTTCCTCCTCCTCTTCGGCTTCTTTTTCTTCCTCCTCCTCTTCTTCAGCCGGCTTTTTTAGTTTCTTTGGTTTCGGCTTCTCTTCTTCTTCCTCGTCTTTTGGTTTCTTCTTCTCCTCTTCTTCCTCCTCCGGTTCGTCATCGTCCTGCTCGTGCCCGTAGTACTCAGCCTTCATGACCTTCTCGTCATACTTCCGAAGGATCTCACCAAAGGGCTTCAACTTCGAAAGAAGCTTCTCCGGCACTTCAGATTTTTCGTCATCCCGATCAATGTCCCCGTACTTCGTCGAGGTCATCGTCGTACCCTGACGAGAGATCGTCAGATTGTATCCCTTTTCCGGATGACTGACATCCCTTCTGCTCATCACATTCAAAAGCTTGTTAGCAACCGATGGTGACATTTCCCACAGCGTTGGACCCATCCACTTCCCTTCCGACTTGTAGATGATCTGAACAGCGAAATTCTCTTTCGCTTTCAGTTCCTCAGCCGCTCTCTTGTGTGAAGACTTCCCCGACTTCTCCAACTTTGGAATCAACGTATCGCACAACCAACAGTCGCCCTCACCGCGGATATTCTTTCCACACCGAAGATAGGATTTTCTAGCTCCTACACCGGAGTGCATCCTGTACTCAATGTACTCCGCTTTGTCAAGGCCCCTCGCGTTCGGAAGCACACGAAACGTTGTATTCCCTTCCGGTAACTTGAAACGTTTCGAAGCGGTCCGTTCCTTGAACTTCTGTGCAGCAAGTTCTTTCTTATCCATGCTTTATCCTTTCGTTTTTAATTCAACTTCTTTGAGGCACTCCCAAGCCCTTCTTCCAGCTCTAACAACATTTCCCGTTTCTTCGACAAATAATAATCCACCACCTCCTTTAGAGACCAAACCAAATTCCTACCCATGAATACAATCGAAAAAATCAAAATGATTGCAAGACCACAAGCCTCCGCAAAAATCCTTAGAACGTCAATCATACTCTTCCTCTTTCCCCAAATCCTTCTTCAACCTTTCCCTCTGCCTTTTCATCTTGTCTACTTCGTACTGCCCACTGAATGCATCTTGCATGAAAGCAAACTGTGTCAAAATCTTAAGAGAGCTTCTTCTGTGCTCGTAAGCATCAAGCAGAAGCTTCGACCACTCCTCCAACCTCTTCGCCTTTGCCAAGTCAGCCGTTGCCTGACGAATCTCAGGTACCCGATCAACCAGCTCCTGAATTGCCCGTTCGGTCATTCCCTTTTGACCTTTGTGCTTAAACCGCATCTTCAAGCTATAATCAACCCGAAGATTATCCGCATACATTTCCGCTTCCTGTCTCAGCCGCATCTTCTTGATACGATAGGTCGCCGCAGCCATATACAACTTCGCTTGTTCCAATGCCGCATCCTGTGTCTCCTCTTGCGAAAAGGCCAGACGATCTACAAGCGTCTGTGGATCTACTTCGCCGATCAATGGTTTTCTCGTCATGACCTATTATTATACAAGCCCTTTCAGTACTTCCTGGAAACACGTTGCAGTATTTGTGAAAGACTGATCGAAATGTTCGCCAAGTACCCCACAACCATAAACAACAACACCCCATACTCCCAATGTCCCAACAGCTTTGCCACTCGAAGACAAAGCCAAGTAACCAGCAAAGCAAAAACAAACCAAACCATCCCCCTCAAAACCGTTATCACTACAGCCAACACAAGAGCCGTCTTCTCACTACGCATTGGCCAATCCTTTCTTCATTTCCTCTCGCAGTTTCTTCTCGAACTTCTTATTCTTCTGACACCACATTTCGATGAACTCTTCCGGAGACTCGCCTTTATACTCAACCATTACACCCAATCTCAACCCAGCTTTCGCCTCGGCCTTCAACGGAATCACCCAGTTCACTTCCGGCCACCACTTCTTCACATATACCAAAATCTCTTTTTCCATGAGCTGGATGAATTGTTTATAGGCTTCCGCCAACTTCATCAGCTTCACAAACACGTAAAGCGAATCGTGTACTTCCATCGAAGGCCGTTGCAACAAGCTATACGTCTTCTGTTTCAAACCCAAAATTGCCATCGCCACCAACATCAACTGATGTGCCGAAGCTTGTATTGGTGTATTCACAGCCTGATTCGCCCAAAACGTTGACCTCGTCTCATCTCCTGCTATTGCAATCTCCCTACTAAAACCAAACAAGCTCATTACATAAGCGTTGTCTTGGGCAAATTGATGCTGCTTCTCGATGAACTCCGCCACGCCCTTGAACTTTCTAAAGTAGCCCTTATAGATCTTGCCCAACTCTTCACGAGTCATGTTGAACTGCTCACCACGCTCCGCCGCATCCGCTTTCAACTTGAGATACAAAGTCTCTTCCGTCAGACCATAGATAATTCCAAAATGAATCCCTTTGATCGCTGTCCTTATATCCCTATCTTTCTTTATCTTCTCGATTGGGATTGCCGTCAACTCGTAACCAACAGAAGAATGAATATCCTCACCCGTCTGAAGCAACTCTGTCAGCAATACATCTTTCGACATCTGAGCAAGAACGCGGATTTCCAATTGCGAATGGTCCGCACCTAAATAGATATCAAGATCCGCGTACTTACTTGCCAGACTCATGCCAAACCTCGTGCTGTCCACCAGCTTCCATCCATTGATCCCGACTATCTCCCAACCTCTTATCCATTTCTTCTTCTGTCTCCGGACGAACGTGCATATCCTTAACCGCCTGATGGTAAAACATTGCCCACCATTCCCTGATCGGTCTATCAGGATGCTTGTAACCGAGTATCTCAGATGCATGCAACACGTGCAAATGAAAATGATGTAGAATCATATCTATGTCTTGCAAGTACGTCCGCCACAAATCTTCCAATCCCATAGGAACCGAACCGGTAAAATTTCCAGTACAAGGCTCGTCCGGAGTCTTGTGCACTACTTTCTCAAAAGCACAAGTCAAAATACAACGACGATACCACCTAAGAAGATACTTACTGATGTGTCTCTTCGGCAACGTATCCGCACCACGAATCGCCGTCAGCAACACACTCTGTTGCATAAATGAAAGGTCCCCCAACCAATCTTGCAACACGAAACTCATTCTTCTCCTCCTTTACTCAACCTTCTAATCTCATCTGGATCATAACCGTGTGATCTTAGTATTTCATCAGGCGTGACGTGACCTTTAGATTCTGACTTCAGTTTTGATGGTGTAATCCCGCGCTGACCAGAATACATACCTTGATATTTTTCACATGGACTAGACGTCTTGGCAAAGATCAAATGAGCAAACCGTCTTCCAAGCGCTTCCTTTGGATGCTCCATAAAGGCCAGCATTTCCAAAGTCAAATTTCCTTTGAATCCTGCATCCACAATCGTCGGTGGCAAAAAGAATCCTTGTCTAGCCCACGAACTCCTGAGTTCCACAAAGGCCATCAGATCATCTGGCATTTCTAATACTTCTCTCGTACATCCAAGCCAAAAGGGCCCAGACATATACGAAATTTCTTCAAGAACCAAATCTATACCGTTCTGCTGGAACTGTTCTGGTGTTACCGGATCGATTACCAATTTTCCTATATCGATATACAATTTCAAGTCTCGTCCACTGAGGATCATTTCTCCTCCACCGAATGCATCAACACGCTCATCTCACTTGCCCTCAACCTAATCTCGTTTACACGAGCCTCACCAGATGGTGCCCTTAACGACCATACTCTTATAACGTAAGCATCTTGAACCATCTCCAAATCTTCACCATTAGCTGTCAGTGGCAACCACCCATCTTTCACAATTAGAAGCTCCACTTTTGACTTTGGTTCGTTCCTGAGGAACGTTACATGCTTTTCACTCATTGTTGTTCTCTCCATTCTTTGTACAACTCACGCCATCTCATATCCGACACCAGCAAACACTCAATCTCCTCCGCCCCGTGGATATTTTGCAGATTCACGATCCCTTTTTCCTTGTCCGACTCTTCCCCTTTCTTTTTTATCTTTTCACCACCAGACCGCAACCGACAGGTAATCGTTCCAGTCAACCACCACTTTGTCCTGACACGACCTTCGTGAAGAGTCGCTGATTTCCGATAGGCATCCAAATACGTTGATTTCTTCTTTGCTAGCTTCCTGTACTCCTGCATCCTCTTTGGAAAGGCGTGGAAAGATTCCAACAGCAACATCGTCTCTTTGTTCGTCGACCTGGGATAATCTCGTTTCCATTCCACGTCCAGATATTTTCCAAGCTTCAACTTGTCGTAGATGATCTCAACCACTTGCGGCGTCGAATTCGGATTGAACTTCTTGTTATCGGCAAGATGACGAAGCTCCTTCAGCAAAGACTCCAATCGTACCGGTAACCACCGATCCAACAAATCCGCATGCTCGAAATCCAAAAGTGGACCACTCTCTATTTCCATCTTCGCCAACACCGGCGCCACAAGAATCAAAACTTTCAGGAGCGACTCGTTCACCTTTCCTTTGTTGTCGCGTTGAATTCTTTTGGTCAGATCACAATCCGCACCGTTATACACCCGGATTACCTTCATTGGAACGGTCCAAAAATTCACCAATCCAGTCTTCGGATCACGATACGGATCAAGAATTCCTTTGTACCCAGCAAACTCCCTGAATCGAATATCCGAGATCGCTTCCAGACCATAGGCCTTTCGACCGGAGTATCTCAAATACTCAGAGAACATCGTATCATGTACGAAGCCCTTCACCTTCAACGACCACAACTTCAAGAACTTCCACACATCATACACACCGTTCTGCAATGCTTTAGGAATATTTGGATCGGTAATAATTCCGGACACAACATGAAACTTTGCTTGTTGCTCTTCCGGAGAATTTTTCAAATCCCGGTGATCGAAGAACACCCCTCTTGAATGCCCCTTCTTCCAAGAGAACCCGACGTACACGATTACATTCTCACCTTTATCATTCGTGCCATCCTCGATATCCACCGATGTCACAATTCCTTTCGAGGCTACCTCTCTTATCGGATCTTCTATTTCCACCTTCAAATCTCTTGTTGGAACCGATTTGTAATCCTGCCTCTCGATATACGTGAACCTACCAGTTCCGCCTTTCACTTTTGCCACTGCCGTTGCCAATGCCTCCAAGAACTCCTGAATTTTGGAACGCGGAGCCCCACGCAGGAAGTAACTCGGATGATAGGTCAAAATCACCCAAGCCTTTAACTTCTCAGAAAAAAATGTCTTCTGGTCCTTCCGATACTCTCCCTTCAACAAGACCTTCGCTGCCACCTGACCGAAGACGATATGCACCTTTGTTTTACCATAAGTCTTCTCTAAAGCCTCTTCGGTATAGATCGAACAACAATGTAATTCCTCTTTCGAAGGACTCCTCGGCTCCCACTGACCAAACTCATTTTCCGATATCGTCCAACATCGGACCACGTTCTGTATGTCGCAATCTTCTCTCTTCAACCCAACCGATTCCGCATGCTCCCAAAGAAACTGACCTGCTGGACCAACCAGTTCCTTTCCTTGTCTATTTTCCTCTTCCCCAGGATTCTGTGCCCAGACCATGATCTCTTTGCCTCTGAGCTTATCTAGATTTTTTACCTTCTTCAAACCCTTCACTTTGTTCAGCGGACAAAAGTCGCAACCTCTATTCTGATCCTTCTTCGACACAGCCTTTTTCTTTTCCTTCTTCTGACCCTTCTCAGGCACCACTTCGAAGGCTTTCGTGTCGTCATCAAAATGTAGCAAATTCTGGTAAGCCATTTATTGAGCCTTCCTCCACAACAAAATAGCCACCGGATACGTTGAGACACTCAAAGAGAGCAACTCCCAACCATCCTCCTTACTTGGAGGGACATCCCAACCATCAGCCAACAAGTTACACTGCATCCATCTATATATCCATTTCATTTTTATCCTCTCGCACGCTCTTCGATAAACTCAGCCGCTTTAATAGCCATCGATCTACGATCATCCATAGTCACTGCTATCTGCGAGTGTGACGGACCTATTAGCCATCCACACCAGAAAGCCATTAATACTCCATGTTCCGAATCAGTAAGTTCAGGAACTTCTCCTGTCATCTGATACTGCTTAAGCCACTCACTGACTTTCATAAATCATCCTACCTTGAACTCTTTTCGACCAAGCAACCACCCATAGGCCTTTGAACCCAATGATACAAAGTAACTAATGTGAAATTCCAAATTCTCTTGACAAAAAGGACACCATACGTGACACAGGAACTCAACATCCAAGCCCAACGTCAACCAGTTCTTACACTGTGGACATTGACTCGTAACGGTATTCACTTTCCCTCACCACACCCAACATTACCTCGGCCGACCCAACCTCACCCTAACCAACCTCACCTCGCATTACCTTACCGAACCTAACCCTACACAACCACACCACGCCTTACCTAACATCACCTTACCAAACCACGCCTTACCTAGCCAAACTCATTTTCCAATCTGGCGAGCTATCATCATTTCAACGCCACCACCGGACAGAAGATAAGGAGTATTCTTTCCTTCGTTCACTCGAATCTTCACCAGCTCACCGTTTACCGCCATATAGTCCACCACCGCCTGTGCCAATTCCAAAGGCCAACGAACCAAACCCTCCGCCTTTTCATTCTCGAATTCCATCTTCTCTTCGAATTTTCCCTGCTGCACTTTCACGGAAGCCTTGACAACACCATCCCCTATCGCCAACTCAACTATCCAATCTTCTCTTTTTACATTCGACAGATAACCAGACAGTCTGGTCAGAACCTTTGATAGCCTCTCCGCCGGAAGTCTTACCAACACAGGCCACGTTCGACCACGAGACACTTGCTCAACTATGTTTTTCTTTGGAAACGATTTCTGTGCGATCGCCGAAATTGTACCTTCGATGTATCCGCAACCGCAATCCAGGATCACCCTGTCCCCTTCTACACCCACACCACGAACCATGTCATCACCCAACAAAGGAATAATGCCAACCGGAAACGGAATCCTTAGACTATCCTCCTTGTCCCGTATCCCAACGAACAAGGATATCTTGTTCGTTGAAAGAACCAACTTCCCTCCAATGTACACGCAGTTCAACTGAGGTAATGATGGATCAGCAGTCGAACAGCTATTCGAGGCCAACAGAAGTTTTCTAAGCTGTTCCGACAACTTGATTTCTTTCAGCCCGTTTCTATCCCGCCAAGACCCATAACCACCCAATGGCTCTGTTCTAATCGCCAACTCGGCATGTCTACTACCCTGACGAATATGCCATCGTCCTTCCGTCACAGCGGTCCTAAAATTACCCTTCCACGTCTTCCCCGATTGCACGTAGGCCTGAAATAAACCCTTGTCAATAAAGATTGCCTCCTTCAGACCCAGCGAACCGGAGTAACTAACCCGTACTACCGCTGTAACAGTAGATGAAAGAGACATCTCAATGATCTTATTCTTTGGACTAACCTTCACAAAATCGGATGAAGGCACCCCAGCCCGTTGCGGAACCAGTGCCAGCACATCCACAGCATTTATCAAATCCTTCTTCTCGATCTCTGCCCAGTTCATTTCTTCATCCACTCTTCCATATCTTTTCTAAGCATCGAAGACTGCAAACGAACGACTACTCTACTCAAAAAGGACTCGGCAACTCGAGCCGTAAGCCAATCTAATTCTTCTACCTCTCCATCCGAATAATCAACCAGGATACCATCCGCCAAGTCTACCGCCCGCTCCAGAATTTTATACCTTCTAGACTCTTTCAACTGACCTGGATAGTCTTCTTCCAAGCCTTTCAATTCTTCCAACTGCTCATCAAGTATTTTGTCCATTTCTTTCTCTTTTCTTTTTACCGTACAAGCCATGCGCAACTGCATGTCGAATGTTTTCCGCATGCGTAAGGTACTCCAAATTCCAATACCAGTTATTCAACTTGTTCGTATCCTTGTGATTAACCTCTTTACCCTTTGGCCTTGGACCGACAAAAACCTTCGCCACCAAATTATGAACAAGAACAGCAACACCCTTCCTATCCGGACTAACTTCCAACCTAAGGTATCCCTTCTTCGTTACATAAGGAATTAAAAGTCTACCTCTATAGTCATGTCTACATCTTCTCGATAGAGGAAAATTGTTCCTAACATCACCCTTTTCAGAAAGAAGATACAAGCCTCCGTAAATTTCCTTCCACCTCACAAACAATCTCCTTTGGTAATATCCGCACGAATCATAGCCAAGAATTCCGAGCGAATCTCAGCCTTCAAAAATGAACCGACAAGCTGACTGGAAGTCGTAATTGCATTACTCTTCACACCACGCATAGCCATACACATGTGCCTACCTCTGATGTAACAGCCACAACCAGACGGTTTCAGACCTTTATACAAAAGGTCTACCAACTCAATCGTGGCATCCTCTTGCAAACCAGGCTTCTTAGCTACCAACTCCGCCAGCCTAGCCAATTTCGAAAGCCCAAGCACTCTTTTCTTCGGCAAATATCCTAACCACACCCGCATCTCAACTGGCAACAAATGATGAGCACAAATAGACCAAACCGCAACCGGACCAACAACTACCATCTCCGTGGCTTTCGCTGGAAACGTCTTGGAAAGAATTTCTTTTACTTGATCCCCATTGTCGAAGAGACCTTCGAAGATTTCCGTATAAGCCCTTGCAACCCTAGCTGGTGTCTCTTCGAAGTTTGGACCGTGACGATGGATTTTTTGGCCAGTCCACCGTTCCAATGAATTCAATATCAAAGCCACGGCCTTTTGCACATCCAGCTGAAACTCAAAAATGGCGTTCTTCTTTATCTGTTCTTTTCTTTTCGCCATCTCTATCATCCTGTCTTTCACAATTTCCTCGCGTAATCCAAACGTTCCATGATCCTAGCCAACTGACCTACACACCCGTTGTGTTTTCTTTGCCAAGCAAGTGCCCCAGCACATTGCAAACCAGTCCCTTGTACCGCATCACCCTCTTCGTCAAATACCGTAGTCTTATGACAAGGAAAACCAGAATCGATTCTAAGACTAGCTAAGATCTCATTCCAACGTCCTCTCCCAAGTGACTTCCTTAATCTCAAACCAGCCCCACTAACCGAGAAAGGACAATCGTCGCACTTTCTTTTCACGCGCCATGTCATAACGATCACCTACAGCAGATGCTGATACCGAACGTGTGTATCTCTAATCTGTTTTTTGAACTGATCCAAGTGTGAAAATAACCACCCATTGTATACGTGCCGGTACGTCACCGACTCTCTCAAACGTTTGAAATCGAAACCGCGCTTCTCCACCTGATCTACGATCGCCTTTTGAGATTCTTTTGCCAACGTGGAAAAGGAATTCGGATTCGAAGCAGACTCCAAAGATACGTGAACCGTTCCCATCGTGTTCTTTCCAACATCCACCACGTAGATGCAACCGTACGACGAAGTCCTCGACCAGGAAGAACTATCCACGCTATCCCACGGATAGGCAAACATCGTTGACAAGGAAGTCATCGCAAACCCATGCAGTTTCACCTTGTATGGTTCAACCGTTCTAAACAGATTGTCAAGATAGAATCTCAGATTCTTATGACTCGACCGCACACCCAGGAGAGGCGAACATCCAATTCTCTTGTAACCAGCGTCCAGATATTTCTTAATCCAATCCAACGACGCATCACCATGATACACCGGAACCGGTTTCAATCCTTGCTTCTCAAGCTCTTTCGTCACACGCCAAACCACTTCCACGTCCCTGACGTAATCGAACGTTACGTAGAAATCCCAATCCTTTGATCTCTTCTTACAAAACTCCACGTACATCTCGATAGTCTTACTCCTCAACTTATCGACGTTTGGGATTTCCTGATGCTTGAATAAGAACATCTGAAACGAGAACGCACCCGAATCCATCATGATATGATTTCCGCGCTCCACGTTTACCTTGTACCCCGCCCAAGCCCTCGGAGTCCAATAGATCGCATCCGGATGTAGATATACGAACGAACAACACCTATACCGTACACCCGTGCAATCCAGAAACTCGTTCTCCAACTCTTTCGTATGAACAATCGAATGGGACAAATACACGATGGGTTTCTCGGATGATTGCAACACCAACTTCGGAACAGGTCCGTTCGCCAACTGTAGCTTCGCTTCTTTCTTCTTTACTTTGCCAACGTCAGCCATCCATCCTTCCCTTCATCCAGCAGATCCCTGTATCTGAAAGCCCGAATAACATCTATTGGATCGGCACCAAGCGACTCAACATATTTTACAAAGACAGGCAACCGTCTCGGCTGTTTCAAAAATAGGTAAACCAAATCCCTAACGCTGCCTTTTCGAAACGGAGTCTTCAGCGAAGAGTGGGCATACTTTGCGATCCGGACAGAAGTGTCCGCATTCTTGTGTCTCTTTTTTGTACTTTGATGCCTTTCCGAAACAGGTCTGTTCATCCTTCCACATCCTCTCGTAGCAAGCCTTACAAATTCCGGTTACCGAATAGTATGTCCCTTTCTCGATATCGGAAAGAGAGAATTTACCATCACACAACAAACACCACAGCAGCTCTTTTGATTCTATGGAACCCATACGCCGTTCCTCAAAAGCAAACGACAATCCGATTCCGATAGTCTGTTTCTTTTTGCTAGGAACGAAAACTCTCTCGTCAACCGTCTACCATCTTTGGAGTATCTTGGTGATCTCTTCTCAATGCTGAACCAACGACAGATTTCCATACGAAGCTTTGGAGACGACTCAATAAATATTCTCTCCAATGATTGCTTCGCTTCCATAAGCTGGAAGGCTTCATCCCGTCTGGGAATACTAGGACAAGCCTCGTCATCCAATGAGATATTCCAACCGAATCTTTTTGCGTTTCTCTGTGAGAGTACGAAATTGAACAACACACTACCAACGCTGCAATAAACGAACGTACTCATCGAGGATTTTTTGGGATTGTAGATATCACTGATACGCGTAACAACGTGAAGCACCGCTTCGGAGATCAGATCTTCCGGGTCCACCCACATCTTTGTTGACACTGGTAACTGCTTCCAGTACTTCCAAGCCAACTGCATCGCCATTCGTTTGTACTGCTCGTATAAAAAAAGACGGGACGACTCTTTTTTCATCTGCGGACTCTCCATCGTGCTTTTTGAACTCCAACCGCAATGACATTATATATTTCTTTTCACATAAGTCAAGGCAATCGAAAAAGTTTTTGCCTCACCGCAAGCAGTTCATTTAGATCGTACTCGCTCAAAAATCCATACACCTTCCTTCTGTGTCGTTCACCCCGATCAACATCGCGCTCTGGGGTCTCTTCCACCAGGTCCAACAACTCACATAGCCTCTTACTCGTCTCTCTTGGCCACACATCACTCAGCGGATCGGTCACAATCTGTGCACATTTGTATTCTTTCTTAACCCGTTTCCAATGCTCCTTGTACTTCGAATACAAAGCTCCGTTCGATAAATCCGAAAGACGAAGACCTTGCTTCCACAACTTCACCGCTGTTATCTGTCCAACCCCAGGCAAGCCGTGAAGATTGTCTCCCGGATCCCCCGCCATTGCCCGAATTTCCATCAAAGCACCAAATGGCGCTCCCAACCATTTCTCGATATCACTCCTCCTCAACGGTGGCAACTTTGGATCAGGCCACACCCAAACGTAATCGTTTACCAACTGAAACAT